AAGGAACCTCACAACCCCCGAAACCAAAAAAAGGTGAAAAAAAAAAAACCACCCTTAAAAAGAAGGGGGGGGGGGGGGGGGGGGTGAAGAATGTTGGGAACCCGGGCACTGGCGTGATTACGGAATAGGCGTAGATTGTCACTCTCAGTTCATCGTAGTGACGGTCGCCATTCCCGACTTCACGCATCACAAGCAGCTTCAAAAACGGAAGGAATTTCCTTCTCGTTTTTCAGCACTGAAAAAGGCTCAAGCGTGGACACGCTCCGTACTTGCAGCCCATCAAATCAACCCCGATCCCTATCACTATTGTGTAGAATCCACAGCTTGCTACCACTTTCCGCTCGTCCATGCATGGGGCACCATTGGCGCTACGGTCATCAACCCCAACCATGCTAAACTCGGCTCCCGCAAGACTGATCATGTTGACTCCCGCATTCTCGCTGAAGGCGATCTCATGGGTCGTTGGCTCGGCGGCTATTTCTATCCGTTAGCGATCCAAGAAGGACGTTTATTGCTCCGTCGCCGCTGGAAGTACAACCGTATGGCCACACAACATGCGATGTCCGTCGGCACGATACTCCTCCAATACGGATACACGTTCCAGACCTTGGGACCCATTCGAGAAGCCGCAGTTCGTCCGATAATCGAAGATTTCATGCAGGGCAAGAAGCCTAAAGGAGCAGAAGCGCGTGACTGCTGCTCCGGGCTTCCTCTGCCTGCACGGGTTCGTGCTCTTATTTTGAGAGCTTACGAGGAGGTTGATCGCTATGAAGCCTTCGCCAAAGCCGCTGAGTCAGAAGCAAAAGCATCGCTGCTATCGCTTACTTATGAGACAATTAATGGCCCTATTTCCGGAAGCGAACTCAAAAGGCTCCTCGAAACTATTCCGGGAGTGGGGCCACTTGGTTCGCTCCATATTATGGCCGAAGTCTCAGCACTCGACCGCTTCCCCAACATCAAATCCTTCATCGCTTGGGCTGGATTCGATCCATCCCTGCGTGTCAGTGCCGGCAAGGTCACAGCCCATGTGACACGACAAGGTAACAAGTTTCTGCAACGCACGATCATCCAATGTGCCCAACGTGTGTTGCAGATTCAGGACAACCCGCTGGGCAAATGGGGCCGGGCCTTGCGGGTGCGTCAGAAAAAAGGAGCCGGTCCCAAGGCAGCTAAAGCCGTTGGCCGGCGTATCATGCGTGGCGTGTGGTACGTATGGCTCAAAGGTGAAGCTTGGAGGTGGATCAGTGGCCAAGAAAATGACGGACCAGTTGGATCCGGAGACTCCGGAGCAGAAGGCAGTCCAGAGTTGGGGACTGATCGTCCGAGGCCGAGTGGAAAGGCGAATCCGCCGCCACATCGGCGAAAATCAAACTGAGGTCATTACCTACACGCTTGGTCCACGGATGGTAATGGTCGAAGAATGGGAGCCCAAGGACTACTTCGAAATCGGGGAAATGCTTGAACTGCCGGTGGAGACTGGCGTGTACGCCGGCCTGGTCAACCTGCGGATCTCCCGCGAACAGGAGTTCTAATTGGCGATCAAGGACCTTTGTCCAATCATTGGCTGCAATGAAACCCTGCCTGTTGGGTACGTCATGTGCCGCAAGCATTGGTTTATGGTACCCACGCACCTACAACAGGAGTTTTGGAGGGCTCTTCGCCAGGTGAGAGGCACTGCTGACGCTGCAACGCTACGAGAACTTGTTGCAGCCCGGGATGCCGCTCTTGAAGCGATTGATTTCTTCAGGAAGAATGCGGCAAGTGAGAACTAACAAGTAGAGAGGGGCGGGCCGCACGGGGAGGGCCGTGCCGGTGCCGACGACGACGAGGAACCGCCACCGGTACCTCCGCCTCCGCCCGCCCCTCGCCATTCTTGCAAAAGCGGTGCCAAATGGCAAGACCCAATCGATAGATCGAGCAGGCCCTACGGCCTGCACAAGGGGCTACGCGAGGCCGGGTGGAATTCTGGTTGGGACTTGCCGGGCGAGCACGCCACCCGTAAGCCTGGATCCGGTCACAGGAGCAGGCCGTGCTCACTGGAGGTGGGGAGAGCCGGACAGCAGTAGCGGCAACTCCAACTTGATCAACAACGAAAAGACGCTTTGGGGTCGAGCGCCGAATCGGCCGTGCCACGATCGCTACAACAACAACGAGCCGGCCTCCTACCATACCAACGGCGCCAACTTCCTCATGGCCGATGGCAGTGTCCGCTTCATGAGTGAGGCCACGCCTCTCGCCGTCCTGTTTGCTCTTGGCACCAGGGACGGTGGGGAGGTGGTATCCTTACCTTGACAGGACCGATGTGTACCTTCTGGCTTGGCACGCACTGCACGGAATGGATCGAACGTACTGCGGTTCCATTCTTTCTCTCGGCTCGGCGGCTTCGCACAAGACGAGTACCCAGGGCTCTCGGTCCCTGGGCGCTCGACTCTGGAGGATTTTCAGAACTGAGTTTGCATGGGGGGGGGGCAAACCTCCGCTAACCAGTATGCTGACGAGGCCAACTCATGGGCCGAGAAAGTCGGCCAACTCCAATGGGCCGCCATCCAGGACTGGATGTGCGAGCCATTCATCCTCGCCAAAACTGGCAAGGGTGTTCACGAGCACCAGAGGCGGACGATAGACAGTTGGCACAGGCTCAAAAAACTGGCGCCGGCAATCCCCTGGGTGCCAGTGCTCCAGGGATGGGAGTACGACGATTACCTCATACATGTCGAGATGTACCAGGAAAGCGGTACTGTCCTGGCGGACGAGCCCCTGGTAGGTCTAGGATCCGTGTGCCGCCGGCAGGCAACCGGAGTCGTGGAGGATCTCATCCGTGAACTCTGGAGTCGGGGAATCAAGCTGCACGGCTTCGGGTTCAAGTTGAGAGGACTGGCCAACGTAGCTGCTTACCTGCGCAGTGCGGATTCAATGGCCTGGAGCCTGGACGCCAGAAGGAAGCCGCCGCTCACTGGATGCCAGCACGGAAACTGCGCCAATTGTCTGAAGTTCGCGCTTCAGTGGCGACTAAAAGTGCTGGCAGTAATTACCCACTCAGCCGATTCAGCAGCCTCTCTTGATACTATTCGCCTTTAACCATGACTCTGAGGAACCACATGAGTCCTTTTGCCAAAATCGTCAGAGCCGAACTGATCGCAGCCCGCGCCAAGCACGGCCCGCAGAGAAGCAGTCACGAAGCCTACGCCGTGATCCTCGAGGAGGTTGACGAGTTCTGGGAGGAAGTGAAGCTGAAATCTGAGAACCGAAGCAAGATTCGCATGCTCCACGAACTGGTTCAAATCAGCGCCATGGCGCAGCGAGCCGCCGAAGACCTGGGACTGATCGATCCCGAGCAATTCCCAGATTGACACCTCCCTTCGCCGGGAGTACAAGTAGACTCGTAGCCTTTCGCCCGCCTCTGGCCGGGTGGCGGAAGGTGGGAATCCGTACAGAACACATGACAGAGATAATCCGTCGCTGGATCCTGTCCCGGTCCCTCTGTTTTGCTTTTTTCGTGTTCTGGGAAAGCAAAACGGCCAGGGGGGACTGAGGCAGGATCCAGCGTTTTGGGATCCTGTCATGACGACTCTCGAACTGGCTCGTAAATACGTAGCGGCTGGCCTGTCCGTTCTGCCGATCGCCGCCGATGGCAGCAAAGCCCCCGATGGCCGCGTCTTGCCGCGCATTCCCGATCCCGCCAACCCCGACCGCCATAAATCATCCTGGTTGCCTCTGCAAGAGCGTCTGCCAACGGACGAGGAACTCATCCGCTGGTTCGGCGACGGCCGGCGTGGCATCGGCATCATCGGCGGCGCGATTAGCGGCCGCCTCGAAACCCTGGATTTCGATCACCAGGCCGATCACATCTTCCCGGCCTGGTGCTCCCTCGTCGAAGCGGAACGTCCTGGATTGATCGACCGTCTGACGGTCACGCGCACACCCAAGCCTGGTTGTCACGCGAGCTACCGCTGTCCTGACGCCGTCATCCCAGGCAATGTGGACATCGCCCTGGATCCGGCGCCCGCGTCGAAGCGTGAGCGTGTGCTGATCCAGACGCGCGGTGAGGGAGGCTACGCCCTGGCTCCTGGATGTCCGGCCGCATGCCACCCCACGGGACGGCTCTACGAGCATTACAGCGGCCCGGAATTGTGCAACGTGAACACGATCACCCCCGAGGAACGCGACGTGCTCTGGCGCTGTGCCGCGTCGTTCGATCGCTCGGTGCCGCCGCCAGCACCTAGCAGCGGCTCGTCGAGGCCTGGCGACGGCCTGCGTCCTGGCGATGATTTCAATTTTCGCGGACCGGACTGGGCAGCGCTCCTCGAACCGCACGGCTGGCAGTGTATACGCACAGTCGGCGACGTGCGTTACTGGCGCCGCCCCGGCAAGACGGTTCCTGGCTGGAGCGCGACTACCGGAGTCTGCAAGAACGCGGACGGGAGAATCGATTACCTGGCTGTGTTCTCCTCGAACGCGGCGCCGTTCGATGGCCCGTCCAACGGGCGCAACTGCACCTGCTACACGAAGTTTGCCGCCTTGACACTGCTGGAACATGGCGGTGATTACGCGGCAGCTGCACGGGCGCTCGGGGCGCAAGGGTATGGCGAGCAGGGGCAACGCCGGCGCCAGGCGCCCGAGGCGGTGGTCGCCAACGGTGAGCAACCGCCGCCGCGAGCGCCGGAACTGCATCTCACCGACCTTGGCAACGCCCGACGTGTCGTGGCAGCGCATGGCCTTGATCTGCGCTACTGTCACCCCTGGAAGTCCTGGCTGGTGTGGGATGGCCGACGCTGGGCCAACGATCAAACAGCCGTGGCGACACGGCGGGTCAAGATCACTCAAGACACTCTCTGGCGGGAAACAACCGAGCAGATCGGGAGATTGCCAGTCGCGGTTCTGGATCACGCGGAACGCGAAGCCGAACTGGCCGCGCTCAATCGTTTACTCAAGCACTGTCTCCACTGGCAGGACGCCCGCAAGATCAATGCGTGCCTCGATCTGATGCGCAGTGAACCCACGATTCCGATCCTTCCTGACCAAATGGACGCGGATCCGTTCCTGCTCAACGTCGCCAACGGTACGCTCGATCTGCGCACGGGTTCTATGCGGCCCCACAATCGCTCCGATCTGATAACCAAGCTATGTCCAGTCGAATATCGTCCGGATGCGTCCTGCCCGATCTGGGACATGTTCCTGGCCAAGATAATGAACGGCAACCAGAATCTCATGGGATACCTTCAGCGACTGGCGGGATATTCGCTGACAGGCGATGTCAGCGAACAGTGCCTGTTCTTTTTTCATGGGTCAGGTGCTAACGGAAAATCAACCTATCTCAACACCATTCGCCACATGCTGGGCGACTATGCTTGCCAGGCGGTCCCTGAACTTCTCATGGTCAAGCACAACGAATCGCATCCCACGGAACGTGCCGATCTCTTCGGCCGGCGGTTCGTGGCAACCATCGAGACAGAGGACGGAAAGCGTTTGGCTGAATCGCTCGTCAAGCAATTGACAGGTGGTGAAGCCGTTCGCGCACGCAGAATGTATCAGAATTTCTTCGAGTTCCTGCCGACGTACAAGCTATTCCTGGCTGCCAACCATCTCCCCATCATCCGTGGGACCGATCACGCCATCTGGAGGCGCATCAAAATGCTGCCGTTTTTGGTCACAATTGCGGAGTCGGAAAAGGATCAACACTTGAAGGATAAGCTCGAAATCGAACTGCCCGGCATCCTGGCCTGGTCTGTGCGCGGATGTCGCCAATGGATGTTGCATGGCCTCGGAGAACCGGACGAGGTTCGACAAGCGACTGCCATGTACCAGACGGAAATGGATCTGATTGGCGAGTTCATCGGCGAGTGCTGTAAGGTTCACCCCGAACTGCGAGGAACTACCGAATCACTGTTTTCGGCCTACGTCGCATGGTCGGGAGACAAACTTACGACCAAGAAAGCCTTCGGCAAACGCCTGGAACAAAAAGGTTACCCGTCATGCAAGGGCGGTTACGGCGTCCGTTGCCACAGGGGGGTAACGCTGGAGGATGATCAAATTCCGAGATAAGAAACCTTCCAGAAGACACGACGGAACAGGATGAAGACGTTGTAAGACAAAGTCTTACAACGTCTCTTCTTTTCCATTCAGCCACAACTTTCGTAGTAGATTTATTGCAATATTCTCAGGGAAAAACCGGATATTACTTGTATTTCTATACATGTACATTTGTGATCCCGTGGCGTATTGTGGCTTATTTTCTGAGACTGCGCTCCCGCGCAAGCGCAGTAACAATAGTCTCAGGAAGTCACGCCACAATACGCCACGGGATCACAAATGTACATGTAGTTCTGGTGGTGCGTGGTTCTCTGGCCTGGCATCAAGAATGGTTGCCGATGGCCGCGACACAGGGATACAAGACAACACGCAAAATTGGTATGACAACGTCTTACCAATGCGTACACCTGCTACTTAGTGTGACAGATTGTCTCAATTTTGTCCAAGAATGAGACGATCTATTACAAAAACAACGGACGGAGCGGACGGAGCGGACGTCGATTTTGACATTGGCGCTTATTGCGCGAGCGCAGGTAGCCGTCTATACCAGAATCGACGTCCGCTCCGTCCGCTCCGTCCGTTGCTCACACATGTACACATTTATTATCGGCCTCTTAGTTATTCTTCTTTTTCTCAAATATGAGAAAATGCGGCGCTCGCCTTGCCATGCCAACCTGACTGCGTCTATAGTGATACTGTGACGTGTCGAGGCACCTGGGAGTAGAAACGTGGCACGCAAAGGTAAACCCAAAGCACCGAAACCGCCGAAGCGCATCCCGTACACGTTCCTGCCGCCGGAAGAACCGGATGGCAGTGTCCCCGAGCCGTACCGCCAAACTGGCCAGCTGACGGCCGCGCATCATGCGCACCTGGTCGAGGCACGCATTTGCGTCGTCTGGGCGCGCGGCTGGAAGCCAGACAAGGACGAGGAGCGCGTCCTTGGCAAGGCCAAGAAGGCCAGCGACTTCGACCGCGAGTTGCGTGATTGGGATTTCGTGATCCTGTTGAACGAGGTGGCCTGGACGCACCTGGAACCACTTCAGCGCCGCGCTCTTGTCGATCACGAACTCTGTCACTGCGCCGCCGCTCTCGATCCCGAGACTGGCGACCAGCTGGAAGACGAACGCTGCCGGCCAGTTTGGCGGATCCGCAAGCACGACCTCGAGGAGTTCAGAGAGGTCGTCGAACGCAACGGCCTGTACAAAGATGACCTAGCTCGATTTGCGTCGGCGTGTGCGGCTAAGGTTAAGCACCTGCCGCCGCGCTGATGCCAACGGGGACGCCTCAGACGAGCCAGGACTGTTCGCGAAAGCCAGGGACCAGCCTTGAGCCGTCCAGGCAGTTCAAATGTGTCCTGATCAATCCTGGAACGATTTCGAGCCATCGGCCTTGTGGATGGCCGGCCGCTGGCTCTGGTAACTGGCCGTCCGCCTGACGGAAAGGAACGGGACTCTCCTCGTGCTGGGGCGCCGCCTCTGGGGAGAGGCGGCGCACTTTGCCAGGATTCGAAGCATGACCGAAGCTGAATTCTTGTCCCAGGTGATCCAGCTGGCGCGACTCTACCATTGGAGAGTCTCACATTTCCGTCCAGGTCGCACGGCTCGCGGCGGCTGGCGGACAGCGGTGCAAGGGGATGCAGGATTCCCTGATCTTGTGCTTGTCAGAGAAAGAGTCGTTATGGCCGAACTGAAAGTCGGCCGCAACAAGACGACGCCGGAACAGGATGCCTGGCTGCGAGCGTTTAACGAGGCTGGCGTGCTGGCTGTGGTATGGAGGCCGGAAGACTGGAATGAGATCCGAGAAATACTGGAGGAATGAACCAATGAGCCGTAATCGTAGAGACAGGAGCCTTCCGCCTGCTAACCGCATTCCGGTGGATCTGTCCCAAAGGCCGATGCTGCGTGTCGTGGAGTATGGCGTTGGCTCCTGGTGTCCGACTCCAGATGGAAGCGGGCCGGCGGAAGCTGTCGTCTTGCACCTGACGGTTGCTGGATCGCTATGCTCGAACGCCATCGCAACGATGTCTGGCCACAAGGAGAGAGATCATGATCCGCATCCTATCCTTGGGCGCTGGGGTTCAATCGTCCTGTGTACTTCTGATGTCATGCGCTGGGGTTTTGCCGAAACTTGATCATGCAATTTTTGCGGATACTCAATGGGAACCAGAAGGAGTGTACAAGCACCTTGATTTTTTAGCCAGTTACGCTGAAGCGCACGGTATCCCCGTGTATAGCGTTACCGCAGGCAACCTGCGTCAGGACGCGCTCGATTTTCGCCAGGAACGCGTCAGTGGCGACGGCAAGAGACACGCTTCCATCCCCATGTTCGTCAAGAATCCGGACGGTTCGCGTGGCCTGATTCGCCGGCAATGCACTGGTACGTACAAGATTGATCCGATCGAGCGGTTTATCAAGCGCGAGATACTTGGGTTGCGGCCACGACAACGCGCTCCGAAAGAGGTTGTCGTGGAACAGTGGTTTGGCATCTCGGCGGAGGAGTTCGCACATCGGGGACGGACCAGTACGCAGCCGTGGGTGCAATTTCGCTACCCGCTCGTGTATGATGTGCAATCACCTGTGCGGGACACGCTCTTCGGTAGAGGATTTGACAGACAAGATTGTCTGGACTGGCTAGCGGAACATGGTTATCCGAAGCCGCCGCGATCTGCATGTATCGGATGTCCGTTCCACAATGATAAAGAGTGGGCTGACATGAAAGCGAATCGTCCCGAAGAGTTCGCTGATGCCGTGGCGTTCGATCATTCTGCCCGGCTGCGTCCCGCAGCCGGGCAGAATGACCATGCAGATCGCTTGGCAGGCCGACTCGTCGGCCTGCCATTCCTGCACGGGTCGCTTATCCCTTTGGATATGGTTGATTTTGGAGGCGGAACAGGCAATCCTCATGGCATGAACGAGGAGTGCCAGGGAATGTGTGGAGTCTGAAAACATTGGAGTAGTCCATGATTTGCTCCTCATGTCAAACCTCCAAGGACGCCACCCGCCTCCCCTCGGGGTGGAAGCGGCAGGATGACACCATCCTGTGCGGCGATTGTTGGCACACACGCTACGTCGTGCGCAGCGTCGCCTTCTCCGTGGCGGAGGCTATTGGCGTGTCCTGGCAGGAATTCTGTCAGGCACTCAACCAGTCCTGGGGGCTCTCGACGAGCCTGGCCAACTGGTCGATGTGCGAACTGATCAAGCATGACGTGGTGCGGACGCTAGCAATGGAGAAGTTGCCACCATTGCCGCCGGATCGCAAGGGTGGCATCTATCTCTACGGCCTCGCTGGAGCGGCGCATGGTGGATATCCGCAGTGGGCTGAATGGGACGGCATGAAATCGTCGGCGCAGTGTATCTTTCGCGCGGTGCGCAAGAAGTACGCGGCGGTGCGCAAGAACATTATCTGGCTGCATGATGCCAGCGCCAGCCGCTTTCGCTACCCGTATCCGTTCCCGGTCCACAACGATTGTTGGGGCATCGAACGCCGCGACCGCCAGCCGGTGCTGACAGTCACGCTGGGGGGAACGGCCTTCGATTTACGACTGCGCTCTGGCAGGGAATTTCGCCGCCAGTTGGCAGCGTTTGACTTCCTGGCAGCACACCCGGACATGCGTTGCGAGTTGCGTCTGCGCCGCCAGGGCAGCAAGAAGCACATCATGGTCGATCTCGTCGGCTGGCTGCCGCGACCTGCGGTTGCCGAACGCCAACATACGTTGCTGGTGCGGACGGATCCCTGTGCCTTCTGGGTTGTCGAACTCGAAGGCCACAGTCCGTGGATCGTCAACGCGGATCATGTGCAGCGCTGGTGTGGCGAGCATCGTGCCTACTTGCAACGCATCAGCGAGGACACGAAAGCCGAGATGCGCTGGCCGCGACGCGTCCGGCACAACCTGAACAAATCCAGAGAATTGCGCTGCGAGAAGTGGCGCAACCGTCTCACGACCTGGATCCACATGGTCACGGCGCAGTTGGTGCAGTACGCTCAACGCCGCCATGTCGGCGAGGTCATCTACGATGATTCGTGTCAGGGTTACCTGGGCAGCTTCCCCTGGCATGAACTGAGAACGAAGCTGTCCTACAAACTGGATGCCGTGGGTATTGTGCTCACGGCGGCTGGTACAACATCTGGAGATGAGGAGTGTACCCAGAATGCCACTTGCAACGCTTGAGAGAGAAGTTCCGAATGATAGCGCGTATGATCAGGCGCCGCAAAGCGTCGAGATCGCATCCAGGGGTTTGCGTACGACCAGGGATGTCTGCCAGTTTGGCTCGGCGCTCTGTTCAGACATCATGACCGAGAAGGTTGGCCACAAGATCGGTTCGGCGGCCGTACGTGCTATCAGCCTGACTCTGAGAACGGCCGAGTTCCAAATGCGCTACGGCCACAAGGGGAAGGAGGTTGTGCTGGCCGAATTCGATGCGGAGTGGGGAGTGGATCAGGATCTGCTCGCACTCGCACAGCGGGAACAGGAACTGCTGGCGGAACTGGAAGCCGTTCGCAGCCAGCGAACGGCGCGGTGATGGACGAAAACACGGGAACCGCTCGCGGAGACAGAAATGCTTGATCTGAACCAACATGGCGCCGCCCCGCGCCAAGACCCATCCGGCCTCGGTTCGCTTGCCGTCCGCAGGCTCTCGGGTAAAGCCGCTTAAGACGCTGGGGATATTGGCCTTACAGCCACGGCCCCCGGAGTGACTCCACCTGATACGGAGTCACTGGGGGTGGTGGACGGTCAGACGCTGTGTGGACGGTCGCAGCCCCCGGAGTGACTCCACCTGATACGGAGTCACTGGGGGTCACCCTGACCAACTCTCTTGAGGCCGTGGTCGGTCCCGGAGTGACTCCACCTGATACGGAGTCACTGGGGGGGATTGACGGGGTTTGTGTCAGACTGCTGTGGAGTCACTGGGGGCCGGCGCCGACGACGATAAAAAGGAGTCACTAGGGAGGAAGCATGACAGAAGCATTTGAGATTTGGTGTATCCTCGAACTCATGGGCCATACCCGACTCGCTGGCCGTGTCACGGAGGAGGAGCATTTCGGCGCGAAGCTGGGAAGGATCGACATCCCGAAACCGGAGGGTGGATTCACCACACGCTACTTTAACGGCGCGTCGATCTACAGCCTGACGCCGGTGGCCGAAGAGGTGGCGCGTGCAGCTGCCGCTGGCCTGCAACCGCAGCCCGTCCACCGCTGGGAACTGCCTCAGGTGGCGCGTGCAGCTGCCGCTGGCCTGCAACCGCAGCCCGTCCACCGCTGGGAACTGCCTCAGGTGGCGCGTGCAGCTGCCGCTGGCCTGCAACCGCAGCCCGTCCACCGCTGGGAACTGCCTCAGTTGGAGCGAGCAGCCGACTCGGTGATCCAAGACCAGGACGACGACGACGACGACGACGACGACGACGATGATTCGGTGATCCAAGAGAATGCTGGCAAGGAGGACTTGCAACGACGCATCGAGGATCTCCAGGAGGGACTGGGGCTTTACAAGGAAGTGTACGAGGGCGTAGTGGACAAAGGCGTTGTGGGCGAGCACTTGCGCCTGCGGATCGTGGACAAAGGCGTTGTGGGCGAGCACTTGCGCCTGCGGATCGCTGACATCGCATCGGATGATGCTTGACGTTCCGCGCTCGCCACGGTACACTGACGCGTGTTCCTTCATCATTGCTCCCGTGCTTGGGCAACTCGGGAGCAGACCTGGACGGTAGGCAACACCCGGCAAAGTGACACTCGCCGGGTGTTGTCGTCTCAGCCTTGTTCACCTCCTTGTCACTCGTACAATATCTCTATCAGCGATCGCTAGCTAAATCGCTGGTTCTTACTGGGCGAGTATGGGACCGGGATTCGTCCTCATACTCGCCTTTCTTCGAATGAGGCTACGGATGGCTCACGGCGGCGGGCCGAAACTACAATTGACCGATGAACTTCGCGCCAAGATCGTCGATCTTGTCCGCCGTGGCAACTATCGCGAACCGTCCGCCGTGGCCTGCGGTGTCAAAATTGGCACCTGGCGCAAGTGGATGCAGCGCGGCAATAAAGATACTAAAGGTGTCTATTACGAACTGTCTCAGGCGCTGCGCCAGGCTGAGCAAGAGGCCCACACCGAAATGGTGATCGAGGTGCTTCGCCAGGGCATGGCGGACGCCAAGCACATTCGCTGGTGGCTCGGCCGCAAGTTCAGCAACTACTGGGCTGATGACAAGGACGCTATCAAGGAACTGATCAGGCGAGTTGACGCTCTGACAAAGGCACTGGAGGCCGCCGGTGTTCTGCCCCCCAATTCTACGCCGCCTCCAGAACAGATTGACCGAATTAGAGGCGCTGAAGAGTCGGCCGAGTAGCACGCCGAAGCACTCGGACGACCTCTTCCAGTGGGCCAACTATTACCTCGGCCATCACTTCACGAAGCCGTCCTCGGAGTTTCACATCTGGCTGGCCGCGCGGTTGACGCGGCTCGATGCCGAACGCGGCTCTCGTGTCAATGTGGTGGCGCCGCGCGGAGCGGCCAAGAGCACCTGGAGCACGACGGCCTACCCGCTTTACTGTGCCGTTCACGGCCGCGAGCCGTACATCGTGCTCACCTCGGACACAGGTGAGCAAGCGTCGCTGTTCCTGGATGCCATCAAGGCCGAACTGGAAGGCAACGAGCGGCTGCGTCGTGACTACCCGCACGTCGCGGGCAAGGGGCCGGTGTGGCGTCACGACAAGATCCGCCTGGCCAATGGCGTCGTCATCGCGGCTCTCGGCACGGGTATGAAAGTGCGCGGCCGCAAGCACCGGCAGAATCGGCCGTCCCTGATCATCGTCGATGACCCGCAGAACCTGGAACACATCGTCAGCCCAACGAAGCGATTGCGGTCCTGGGAATGGATCACCAGGGATGTCTGCAATGCCGGGTCGCCAATAACCAACATTGTCGTACTGGGAACAGCGTTGCACCGCGAGGCGATAGTCTGTAAACTACAGACTACAGCCGGTTGGGAGAGCAGGCTGTGGCGGTCGATCATCGAGTGGCCAGAGCGGATGGATTTGTGGGCCGAGTGGGAGACGCTCCTTATGGACTGGGAGGATCCGGACAGGGAGGCCACGGCCAGGGCGTTCTACGAGGCACACCGAGAGGAAATGCACCAATGAACACACATCAGCAGATGGCTCTGGAGAACCACTGCCGTTTCGCCTTCGAGACAGCGCAACGCAAGTTTTCTTATCTGGATTCAGGTGGCAAGGTCAGCGTGGTTCTGACGGTGAATTCGGGGTACGAATGAATTGACCAGGGTTTTGGTGGGTCCGTGTGGCACGCCTCGGTCGCTCCTTACGGGAAGAATCGAGTTAGCATACTCTATCTTCGCAATGTCGCCTTGATTCATCTCGCTGGCGTTGGCGACAGGCTGCATGAGTGGGAGGAGTACACGGGTTATGGCTTTCACCTGCGGCGGCGATTGACCGCTGAAGAGGAAAGTGCTGTCGGTCCAGTCGTGGACTGTCGCGGTACCCTAGAATGGCGACGTCGGTTTGACGCGATAGCAACGGAACTGCCGCGTGCAGCGATAGCGCTTGCGGAAGAGGAGATGCACCGATGATTTTCATGGTTCAGCTACTTCGCGATAACGGCTCCGTGGTGCTGGAGGTACTTGTCAATGCGGCTGCCAGGTGCAGACAGAGGTTTGAACCTCCGGTCATCGAGGGCGGCGATGTACTGCATGGCTTCGTCCTGGAACCGGACTGGGATCGAGCGGAGAAGTATCGCACGCCGCAATCCGTGCCGCAGGGACGCGAAGAATGTCCAGTTGATGCTGCTATCGATTAGTCCTGGGGGATGGGGTGCATCGGTGAAACCTCGACTGCTCGATCTTTTTTGCAAAGCCGGCGGAACTTCGCGCGGTTACCAGATGGCGGGGTTCCACGTCACCGGCGTGGATCATGAACCGCAAAAACGGTACGCCGGAGACGAGTTCGTGCTGGACGACGCGCTGGAGTTCGTGGCGGAGCACGGAGCGGAATTCGAGGTGATCGCTGCGAGTCCGCCGTGCCAGAGGTACAGTCAAGCGACCAGAATTACCGGGAATGGGGAATCACATCCTGACCTGATCCCAGTGGTTCGTGAGTTGCTGGAAGCATCTGGTCGCCCCTATGTGATCGAGAACGTGCCTGGTGCGCCGCTCCTCAATCCTGTCCTGGTCTGTGGGTTGTCTCTTGGACTTGGCGTGAAAAGGCATCGTCTCTTCGAGTCCAGCGTTTTCCTATTTGGCACAACTTGTCCGTTAGGCCATCACGGAGATTACATCTCCGTCTTCGGGAACTCCGTTGGCGAGAAAATTGGCGGCAAGGGGTGGGTGTCGGTTCACGGTGGCGGAGCCCCTGCCGTTGCTGATAGGCGCCGGCGTGCCGATGTGAACCTCGCTCGCAAGGCTATGGGCATCGACTGGATGACGAGGGCCGAGTTAAGCCAGGCCATTCCCCCATTGTACACTTTTTGGGTAGGTAAACAGATAATTAGATATCTGGAGGAGTCGTCATGCGATTGATTCGTGTCTTCCCGCGCAAAACCAAGGCAACGCCAGATGATGACCTGGCGTATGTGGGGCCTCCTGATCTGTTTACGCCCCGGGACGTGGACGCGGTTCACATCTCTGTGTCGTTTACCTGGGATCGGGATCGGGCCGAGCAACTGGCCGAGCAGTGGCGGCGTATCAGAACGCCAGCCCACGCCACCAATGGACACGGGCGCGATGCTCCTGGTCCTGAATGGCGAGCCTTTCAAAGGCGTTGGGCACGACCAGCCATTATTCACGCCAGTCATGAGGAGGCGGGTGTTCAATGACCGTCGAGGAACTTCAGCAATTGCGGCGTCTGTGTGACGCGGCCACACCAGGGCCGTGGCGGGCACGAACGTCCGACTACTATGGCCATGTCGATGTCCGGGTCAGGGATCCCGAGTATCTCAACAGCACGGGCTGGGTAAGCGCCTTCGGTGAGTCTCTGGACAAGGCGTCCGTGAACGCCAACGTCGAGTTCATGACGGCGGCGCGCGAGCGCATGCCAGCGCTGCTCGACGAGATTGCTCGGCTGAGACAAGCTGTATACAGAATCTGGGAAATGACGGAAGATCAGGCTATCATTCGTGTCGCCGAGGAGGCGCTGCGGTGACCGCCAAGACGCTTTGGACCGAGAATGAGGATCTCTACGCTCTCATGTGTCTGCGAGCCACGATTGGCGTGGCTGCGTTCGCCTCGGAGAAGCAGGGCGACCCTCTCGATCCAACGCTGTGCGAATGGCCTGGCGAGTGGTTCGACGTGCCGGGCTTTTGGTTCGAGGCATGGCCTTCGACGATCTGGCTCAAGGTGCTCTTCCTCGATCCAAGCAAGGGCAAGGACGCTCGCCGTGGCGACTACTCAGCCTTCGTCCGTCTGGGTGCCGACACGAGCGGCATCCTCTACGTCGAGGGCGATCTGAAGCGGCGCAACACGGAGCAGATCGTCGCGGACGGCGTCGAGCATGTCCGATTGTGGCAACCCGAGCGGTTTGGCATCGAGACAAATCAGTTCCAGGAACTGCTGGCGCCGCTGTTCCTGGCGGCTGCCAAAGCACAGGGATTGCACCTGCCAATCGAGCAGGTCGAGAACACCGTCAACAAGCAGGTCAGGATCCGTCGGCTCGGCTCGTGGCTGTCGCAGAGGAAGATTCGATTCAGGTCACGTTCCCCTGGAACCGCACTTCTGGTACAACAATTACGGGATTTCCCCATTGGGGATCATGATGACGGCGCTGATGCACTTGAAGGCGCGATCCGCGTGGCGACTGGACTTCTGGCAGGACGCCAGCCAGAGAGAGTCACAGGGAGGGTAATGCCTTGAGCACGACGATCAAGATTTCCGTCTCGGCCTCGGGCAATACCGAACTCGTCGCGGCACAGACGGGACGGCAGATCCGCGTGCTCAACTACGTCATCGTCGCGGCAGGTGCCGTGAGCGTGAAGTTCGTCAGCGACGCCGCCACGGATACGGATTTGACAGGCGCCATGCCCCTGGCCGCGAACGGCGGCGTGTCGTCGGCCTACGCGCCGCAGGCCGAGAGCGTGCGCGAGTGCCTGTTCAGGACGCTCTATGGGGAGGCGTTGTCGATCAACCTGTCCGGTGCCGTGCTCGTCGCCGGACATTTATCCTACGATTTGTATTGAGACTGGATCATGACACTCGAGTACATTGACGGCTTCGGCGACTATTCCACGGCGCAGATGTCGAGATACATCACGGCGCAGTGGGTCAATGGCGGCGTGACGACGTTTGACGGCAATCTGACGATCAACGCCAGTGGGGGCCGCAATGGTCGTGGCGCCCTGACCACGTCCAATGCTAACTACGGCGCTTCCTGGACCCTGACGACACAGGCAACCTGGACTCTGGGCTTTGCCTACAAGGTTGGATCGCTGCCCGGTGTCAATACTGGTATTTGCATGTTCTCCGATGCTGGAACTATCCAGCTATCTTTACGAGTCAATTCAGACGGCACATTGTCCGTACTGCGCGGCAGCCCAGTAGCCACGGTGCTGGCCACTAGCACGCAGTCGATCTCGGCCGGTGTCTGGTATCACATTCAGTTCCAGGGTACGATTCACAATACCACGGGTGCTTACACGCTCAGGGTGAACAGCACGGACTGGCTGACGGCCTCGAGCCAGAATACGCGTGTCAGCGCCAACAACTCAGCGAATCAGGTTGGCTTGGGCGGCTATGCTACCAGTGCCATCGTTGTCAGCTACAGCGATTTCTTCGCGGAAAGCAGCACAACCTTTCATGGTGACTGCCTGGTGGAAACGAAGTTTGCCACGGGGGCCGGCACCACTACTAACTTCACGCCGAGCGCTGGGAGCAACTACCAGAACGTGGATGAAGCCACGCCCGACGACGACACAACTTACAACTCCTCGGTGACAACAGGCCACATCGACCTGTACACCTACCCAGCCCTGACGACGGGAGCAGGTGCGGTCAAGGCGGTGGTGACGGTGCCGGTGCTGCGCAACGACGCGGCTGGTACCGTGACGGTGCAGAGCGTCTATCGTTCAGGCGCTGTCAACTACTTCGGCGCGTCCAACAACATCGGCTCGACGACCTATGCGCCTTACAAGGACATCGCGGCGGTCGATCCAAACACCAGCGCGGCCTGGACCATTGCGGCCGTAAACTCATGTGAATTCGGTCTGAAGGTTGTGGCTTAAGAGGGGATGGATCATGGCGGTTCTGAGTAACGCTGATCGGATTGCGGTGTGGACGGCCCTCATGCAGGATCTGGCTGCGGCCCGCGAGGCGCTGTCCGGACTGGCGAAGGCCGATGTCCGGGCTGCCATCGACGCGGCCGATGACTGGGCCAACACCAACGCGGTTTCGTACAACCTGGCGTTGCCCATTGCCGCCAGGAACAACCTGACGTCGGCACAGAAAGCCCGATTGCTGCAAATGGTCATTCAGAAACGCTGGATTACGGGGGCCTGATCATGGCGAGTGGGAATACGCTACTTACCCTGTCGGCAATGGATTCGACGCCGCCGGCCAGCAGTTACGCCACGATGGATGTCCGCAATGCTCATCCCGTGCTGGACTTTGATGCTGCTGCCGATGAGTCGGCGCTGTTCGAGTGCGTGCTGCCACGCCTGTACGCCGGCGGTGGCCTGACGGTGTACATCCACTGGGCGGCCACGTCGGCGACCAGTGGCGATGTGATCTGGGGTGTGGCCATCGAACGGATTGGCGAGGGACAACAGGATCTGGACGCCGATGGCTTTGCCACGGCCAACACGGTGACGGCCACGGCGTCTGGCACCAGCGGCAATATTGATATCGCCAGTGTGGCGTTCACGGCCGGTGCGCAGATGGATAGCATTGCTGTGGGCGAGGCGTTCCGGCTCAAGCTTTACCGTGACGCGGACGCGGCCGGGGACACAATGGCGGGCGATGCCGAAGTGATGGCTATCGAGATCAAGGAGACTTGATCGATGGCCAGACTCTTTAATGGTACTAATCAGTATCTGTCTTCCGGAGTGGCTGTCAGTACCTTCTTGACTAACTCCGCAGCCACTTTCTGCTGCTGGCACAAGCCCACCGGTACGGCTGGTACGGATCTCCTGGTTTATGATCTGCCTGGGATCATGGCCGACTCGGGTGGCTATCTGGGTTTATATCGCGGCAATCCGGCGTCGGCCGGTGACAAGATCTGGGCTTTCAATTACGATCTCACGGTGGATCAGGTAGGTTTTACCTACACCAATGATGCTTGGGTGCATATCGCCTGGAGGCATTCGGGCGGCACTATCTACGTCTACAAGGATGGCGTCGAGGCGGGCACGGTTGCTTCAGGAAATACCTTTGACGTTGGCGGCACTCTTAATATAGGAAAAGGATATTCAGATTACGTTAATGGTGATATTGCCGAGATGGCGACCTGGAACGTGGCTCTCGATGCTGCGGAAATTGCTGCCTTGGGAAAGGGTGTTATACCCTTGGTGATCCGGCCTGCTTCCCTGACGGGTTACTGGCCCGTCAGGGGTACCTTCAGCCCGGAAATCGACCTCAAGGGCGGTCGCAATCTCACGCTAATCAACGCACCCACGGCCTCGGCACATGCTCCGGTGATCTCAACGACACGCCGGCGCGTCAGCCTGACCCCGCCGATTGCCACGCGGATTACGCAGTTGCCGGTGCGCACGCTGGTTGATCCGAGCGACGCGGCCACGCGGATTACGCAGTTGCCGGTGCGTACGCTGGTTGATCCGAGCGACGCGGCCACGCGGATTACGCAGTTGCCAGTCAGAGTGTTGCGCCTGGTTTCGCCCAAGGTAGTCAAGCCGCCGAAGCCGCCCGGAGGCGGCGGCAAGCGCCACCTGGATGCTGTTGGCGCGACAGCGTATCTCTTTGATGGGGAATTTTGATGGCAAGCAATGTTCCGCCACAGAAGAACACGGCCTACACCTTTTACTGGGGGTTGGTGTCTCGTGGCGATACCACGGTGTTCCAGGCAAGCCCGACGCTGGCTGCCGGTGATGTGAAGGTGGCCATTGACGACGCTGCGCCGGCGAATATCGCCACCTTGCCGGTAGTGGATGCGGACTTTACCAAGCGGATCAAGGTCGACCTGTCGGCTGCCGAGATGAATGGCGACAAGATCAGTGTCCTGTTCTCGGATGTGGCCGGGGCCGAGTGGTGTGATGTGTTCATCGACATGAGCACGGTCGTCAGTCCGTGGGATACGTTCCTTGTCGCCATCAAGGCTATTACGGACAACCTCAAGGTCAAGAAGAACACCGCATTGGCAGCGTTTCCGTTCCTCATGGTGGACTCCACCGGCACACCCAAGACCGGCTTGACGATCACGGCGACGCGCTCGCTGGATGGGGCCGCGTTTGCAGCGTGCGCCAACTCAGCGACGGAGTTAAGCAACGGCATTTACCTGATCAGCTTGGCAGCTGGCGACCTGAACGCGACCACGGTAATGTTGCGGTTTGCGGGCAGTGGTGCGCGTGACACGTTCGTTGGTCTGGTGCCGCAACCGTAGGGGAGGCAACCATGTTCTTTGCGTGGACGGTTCCGGGGTTGGCACCGATTCAGTTGGGCTTCTGCGACGTGGGCAACTCCAGCGATGTTGAACCATCGGCGTCCGGCAGTTCCAGGTCGCTGTTGGGTGTCGGTCAATGACGTTGAGGGGTGAAAGGACAACCCGTCATGGATGGCGCGGCGAACGGCAATGGCACGGCGAAGACGGTTCCCGTCACGGAATCGCTCGAGCAGTTGCGTGAGGGTGTCGAACGCCAGCGCCTGACCCTCCAGAAGCGCGTCCTCGAATCGCAGACGGTGTTCCTGGATCAGATGGTTGATCCTCGCGACCAGTTCTTCGACGCTAACGAGTTCTGGCTGCCGCTTGGCGCGGATCAAAACGTCCCCTGGAACATCGACGACCGTAAACGCGGCGAAGTTCTCCCGGTCTATCTCAATGAGTATGGCCTGAAGTGGATCCGCGACCAGTCGCGGCGGATCTGCGTGAACAACGAGTTCGCCATCAACGCCATCGAGAACCGCGTCTCCTACCTGACAGGCAAGGGGTTCACCTACCGCGCCGTCTTGCGCCGCGATGACCCGAGCACGCCTGGCAACGAGAAGGGCTCGACCAAGAACCCGCTCTGCCAGGCGGTGCAGGACGTGCTCGACGAGTTCCTCGACTCGTCGAACTGGTCAGCGGTGGAGCAGGAAAGTGTGCGCCGGGCCGACCGGGACGGCGAGGCGTTCATCCGCCTGTTCCCACAACCCAGTGGCGAGACGTTGGTTCGTTGGGTACAGCCGGAGCATGTCCGCGTGCCGCCAGGCCAGCCACACACGGATCGCGACTACCTGTTCGGCGTGGAGACGCCGAAGAACGACGTCCAGAATGTGCTGGCCTACTGGGTGGTTGATGACCCCGAGACGATGATGGCGCGCGACCGAGTCTCGGTCGCGGATATGGTGCATATCAAATTCAACGTCGATGCCACGGCCAAACGCGGCCTGCCGACGATGTTCCCGGTGCGCAAGAATCTGGATCGGGCCGAGAAGCTTCTGCGCAACATGACGCTGATGGCGAACGTGCAATCGACGTTCGCGCTGATCCGCAAGCACAAGCAGTACAGCGTCCAGGCCGTTCAGCAGTTCGCCGACGCGCAGATGGATTTCTCTTACTCGGCGCCGGCGACAGGCCGCCAACAGCGCTTCACGCAATTGCAGCCTGGCTCGATCGTGGACATACCGGAAGGGACTGATTACGAGTTCCCGGCTGGCGCCGTGAACGCTGGCGCGTTCGTCGAGATCTTGAAGGCGGAACTGCGGGCGATTGCCTCGCGGCTTGGCATGCCTGAATACATGCTTACGGCGGACTCGGGTGGAGCCAATTATGCATCGACGCTCGTAGCTGAATCGCCGTTCGTCAAGCTGATGGAGCGGATTCAGGCGTACCTGGGGCAGTTGTTTGGCGGCGGCGTGTACCGCTCGTCGCGCGGCGGGCGTCTGGTGGGGGTCATGTGGCGGGTGCTGCGCAATGCCGTGGTCGCTGGTCGCTTGCCGCGTGAGGTGCTCCGCGAGGTGGAGATCCAGGCCGAAGGACCGTCGCTCGTCGTCAGGGACAAGTTGCAGGAGGCACAGAAGAATCAGGTACTGTCGATGGCGGGTATCCTGAGCCCGCAGACGTGGACGCAGCAAGAGACGTTGGACTACGACCGCGAGCAGCAAAACATCGAGGAGCACAAGGACCGCACGGGCGGCGGCGCTGGCCAGGGTTTAGGCGATCTGGGATTCCCTGGCATGGGTGGCGGTGGTGGCCAGGACTTCGGCGAACCGCCACCTCCTGATCAGGGAGCCGAAGACGCGGCGGGTGCGCCGCCGGACATGGGTTTGCCAGCACCAGAGAGTGTGCAGGAAATGCTCGAGGGGTTGCAAGCGGATCTCCCCCCTGATGTCGGCACGGCTGCCGTGGCGGTCATGGAGGAGTGGCTGTTGGAATCTGGATTTGTCAGGGTCTGATCTCATGAAGCCGCATCCCCGCAAACGGAACGTCGATCATGGCAAGTGCCGCACCTACCTTTGCCCGTGCGGGGTGGTGTGTTTCCGGCCGCTCTTCGCGAAACTGGTGCATCCGTGCCGCAATTGCGGCTTCGTGATAGTTCGCATGGCGTACCTGGTGGATGACGCCACTGTGGTTGCGAGGAATGGCGACTACATCGGCCGAAGTGTGGGGTGACAACATGAGACTGCTTGAATCACTGCGGCGCCTTGGGAAGAAAGCGGATGGCGTCTTCCCCGAGAGGGAACTGGAACTGCTGGAGAAGACCGGCACGGACAAGCGCGGTCATAAGTGGTGTACTGATGACACCACGGGCAAGCGCATCTCCTGCGGTGGTGGAGACACTGCGAAGCCAACCGGGGGGGTTGGTGGGGCAAAAACTCAGACGAAAGCCAAGACGCCGAAGGCAGCTGCGCCGACTCAGGCGAAGGCGGCTGCAACTCCCGCGAGTCCAGGTGCGACTCTGCCACCCAAAATCAGGCAGTCTGCTGTCAGGGTACAGCAGACTGGACAAAAGATGGCGACAGCTCAGCAAGCACACCAGGCGGCCAAGCAAAAGTTGACTGCGATTCAGCAGCAGATTCATGCCGTGCCATCCAAGCAGGGCGAAGGCGCGCCAATTCCTGGCCATCTGGTACGAGCGCAGAAGCAAGCGATAAAAGGGGTAGAAAAGGCGCACGCCAACGTTCTGAAGCATTTTCAGGCGAACAACAAGGCCAAGGCGGATCACGCTAATACCAAAAAAGCGCACGGGGAAACTCTGAAGAAGAACCTGACAGCGTCGATGGACAACATGCGCAACTGGGCTGCAAAGAAACAATCTCTGGAAAAGTTGGCGGACAGTTACAAGAAGCAGGGCAAGCAAATCACGCCGGCTCTGAAAGCGGTACTGGCGCATACGCGCCGCCAGGATGCCAAGAGCGAGGGACTGTGGAAAAAGGCGCACGACGCCTATCAGGCGCATCAAGGATGATCAAGCATGGACGTTCTCCAGCAAGCGGCACAGCGGCTGCGATACTCGATGTGGGCTCTCTGCCAGGAGGCGGGTGTGTCGCGCACCTTGCCCAGCGAGGAGCAACTGGTACTGGCCTTGCGTAAGCGGCAACAGCGGGCTGTCATGGAGGAGGCATGTGAGTGCGCTCACTGTAAGCGTCAGGGATTGACGAAGGCGCAGTGTGCGGCCAGCGGCGGTTGTGCCGCCGACTCGAAGTTCACCGAGGGGACCGAGAAGGATTCTGCGGGGCGAACGATATGCTGGGACGACCAGACAGGCAAGCGCATCCCCTGTGGTGGCGGCGGGCAGCCAACGGCGCCGTCAGGCGGCAATCGCAAGAAGGGTAAGAAGGCGCGAGCCAGGGCTCGGGCGCGAGCGATCGCTGCGCGACAGAAGCAAAGCCAGGCCGAGAAAAAGGCCGACGCTGAGCGGGTGGCACGCGGACAGAGTGCATCGCCGGCCAAGAAGACCGTGTTCCAGAAGGGACGCGAACTGTTCGCCAAAGCCAAGAAACTTGGCCTGAAGGGCATGGCCAAGGCTACGGGGAAGATTGCCAAGGAGCAGTTCGACAAGTTGCGCACGGAGTTGCCGGAGGCGGCGCATGCCCAGATGGAGCAGTATGTCCACAACTCGATCCTGGGCAAGGCGATCGCGGCGCATGATCCGCTGACCTCGTCGGGCGTGCCGGTGAGTACCCGCGTTTTGTCTGCGGTCGCTGCGGTTGCTGCGGTCAAGGCGTACATGCTCGTCAAGAAGCTGAAGACGCTTTCCACTGATGATGCACGTGAGATGATGCTGAAGTTCGGCAAACCGTCCGTGGACGCGGCAACGGGATCCCTCGGAAAACTGATCGCGGGCGAGTCGCTTCAGGAGGCCGGCGAGAAAGGCAAGACGGGCATCTTCAGGGACAAGAGTGGTCATCGCTACAAGTTAGTCAAGGGTAAGCGTACCGCTTTGTCGAAGGGCGAGCAGCAGCAATTGGCCGCAGCGCAGCGAGCCATGCAAGCAGCGTCGGCACAACAGGCGTCTATGAATGCTCGCTTGGCCGCGTCGCAAAAGGGCACAGGCATGGGGCAACCGGCAGCGCCGCCACCCAAGGAAGAGACACCTGCGCAACCCCAGCAGAAGCCGCAGCCGCAGAAGAAGCCGGCACCGAAGGACAAGCAGGCGGCGCCAGCACAGGGGGAGCAGGCGCCAAAGGAAAAGGGCAAGGCCGCCACGGCATCTGCGTCGATTGCGCAGAAGGCCAAGGCCGCAGCAGCGGCGGTTAGTAAAGCCAAGGCTACGGTGGCCAGTTTGGGCGAGAAGGCCAGGGCGAAGATCGAGGCCAAGGCAGCCACGGCGAAATCGGCCACGGTGCGTGGCGTGCTTACGGCCGTTCTCAATGCACCTGGCTGGGCGGCGAATGCCGTTGCGGCGCTGGTGCAAAACTGGGCAACGGGACATACAGGATCGGCCGAGACGTTCGGCCAGCAGACGGCGGGCGTGGATGTTGGCGTCGGCGGGCCGATCAACGCCGCGACCGTCGCCAAGGCGGGTACGACGTTGGCGGCGCATGGCGTTATCCAAGGCGTGAAACTGGCCAAGAAACTCATCACCAAGCGCAAGGCCAAGAAGGAAGCACAGGCTGCTGGAGCCGCATCGGCGCCGGAGCGTGTGGCAGCCTTTGTCAAGGGCGAGGCGCAGATGTCGCCAGCTGGCGCCGAACAACTGGGTAAGGACATCGCGCATGCGGCCAAGAAGAACCCGAAGGTACTCGACGACGTGGTGCGCCAGTTGAACCTGGATCCTGCGGCGCACACGAAGCCGAAGGCCAAGATCAAGGCCATTACGGCGGATCTTGTCAAACGTGCCGTGCGCGCCAGGGCGATGGAGTCGATTGAGGCCATCGAGAGCCAGGGCAAGACGTGGAGCGTGCGCGTGCTGGCGTCGAAGGTGGCAAGGATGCTGCGGTCGCTGGACGTCGGCGAAGTGCCGGCGCCGGATCAGATCGCTCACGAGATCATGGCGGGCATGCAGACGCAAACGCTGGCTGAGGCCCTCATGGAGGCAGGTTTCAGCGGGATGAAGGAGATCACGCTAAAGAGCGGGAAGAAGCGGCGTATGTGCTTCGCGGACGGAAAAGTTGTACCGTGTCCGAAGATTGCGCGAAAGAAAGCAGTGCGACAAGCGTCTCATAAGGTGGAGGACAAACCCAAACCCAAGGAGACACAGCCGATGACACCGCCGAAATTCGTTAGCCACACCGGGGCTATAGCCTGGCAAGACACATTGCCGCCGCCTGAACCTTTTACTGGGGACGAGGCGGCCGTGTTCGATACGGCCCGCATGGCGTATCAGCAACTTCGGCGCAAGAGCATCCCAGTCAAGGTGCCTGATTTGGTGGACGAGATCCGGAAGGATCATCCAGAAGTGTCAATACTCCAGGCGCACCAGCTCCTTGTCAAGTGGATGAAGCACGACGATGCTTTGGTTTTGCAAATCGTCAACGATCCGCATGTTGAGGCTCGCAGTGCCGAAATGGTGACTGGATTGCCGCGAGGGCTGCACGGCTATCTGCAATGGCGGGATCCGTCCAAACCTTTGCCTTCCCAACCCAAGGCGACAAAGGCGAAGACGCCTCGGCAAGAGGAGAAGCCTGCGACGCCGCCAGTAATTCCCACACGGCCGCCTCGCAATGGCAATGTGGCAGAACATGCGGCGGCGATCAAGGGGCTGGGTGACAGCCTCATAGCGGATCTGCGCCGAGATTCATCGGCGAAGAATCTGGCAAAGCACGAAAAACGGGTAGACGACTACTTTTCCAAGCTGATGATGGACATCGACACTCCGACAGGAGCAGCCTCAATCGCTACCGCACTTGGATACAAAAGCTTGAGTGGTAATGCCGCTCACGTTTACGGTGCGCTGGCTGCCAAAATCAAGGAGCGGATGGGGATGTTCGTCCGCTCATCCCTATGAATCGCCTCTCGTCACGTCTGGCCGCACATGCGAGCATCCGGCAAACGGAGGTGCTCTGTCGGGCCGATGACGCCGATGCCGCACTGGATCGCTTCGTCGGTCAGTGGTGGCGAGCGCTGGGACGACTGCTCAAATCGCTCTCCACCAAGAATGCCTACGACGTGCATCGGCTGGTCCTCGCGGCTACGCGAGGCTGGCAGCGTGAGGTCGCTCAGGAGGTCTACCGCCGCCTGCATGAGTTGGCCTTGTGGCAGCGGCGCCAGGTGGTGCAGACGCTTGTGCGCACGTTGCCGCAAGGATTTTTGGCGAGCGCCGTGAAATCCTGGCCGCGCGGCAGCGTATTATTGAGTGAAGGTCGCGGCGAGCGACTGACTCCTACCCTCGAAGCTGGCTCCGTCATCCTGGGAATCCCCCGAGACCCGAATGACGGCCAGTTTCGTTTTGCCGAACTCGGTCCCACATCCATTCTGCCAGGTTCCTTCAAGCTAGATGTCTTCTCGCGTCGCCTCGATTTTGGCCTCCCTTTTTTTCATCCCCTTGATCCGCAGGTGAGTACCTCGACGGGCGAACCAGTGGCCAGTACGCTCGGCATGGACGAGGTGCGCAAGCTGCTCCAGGACCTCGTGTTCCCGATGGACATGGCTGAGGTGAATCGCATCGTCTTCGGCGCGCCGTTTGGCTCGCCCTGGCCGGAGCGATTGGCACAGCAGACGAGCTTGGCGGAACCGGCAACGCTGGCCAACGTGATCGCGTCCGGCTTCGCGGCTGGCCGCACTCCGCAGCAGGTGCAGCAGACGCTGTTGCCGCTCGTGGATAACGTCCGTTCGACGGCCCGGCGCCTGGCCCGCACTGAGGGGATTCGCGTCGCGCACGACATCGGCATGGCGCAGCACGAGAAACTTGGCGACATGGTCGAGGGCTACCAGATTCACGCGACGCTCGATCAGCACACGCGGCCGGCGCACCGGGCTCGTCACGGCACGATCTACTACCGCCATCCGCGACCGGGACAACTGGGGTTCGATCAGCTGCCGCATCCGCCGCTTGAGGCGGACGGCAGTGTTGCGCTAAACTGTCGCTGTTTTTTGATCCCGATTTTGGCGCCGCCTCCCCGTCCTGTGAAGGCCGAAGCGTTTGCTGACGCCGCGAAAGAACTGGTGCCTGATCCGGTGATTTACGCACAGTGGTTCGATCGAGCGACGGAGCGTAAACGCCGCCAGGCCGTGGGTACGCGGCGCTACTCGGCAGCGCAGGCCGTTGTCGGCGGCAAGCCGTCGTGGGAGCATTTCGTCACAGTCACGGGCGACGTACTGTCCGTGGAGCAGATTCACCGCGAGACGCCGCGCCAACGCAAGCACAGGCTGGTGGCCGTGCGCCGCGTGATGGCGGAACGGGCGGCGGCAGTCAAGCAGGTGGCGGCGTTTGGTTACGTCAACCATTTTTCGTGAAATAGCAAATCGGCCTGTACTGCCGCTGCAAGGTCCTCGATTGCCTTTTTTTGCGTCCGATATGGGTATGATACCAGGTTGCCATGCCCCAAGGCGCCGAGATGAGGGCGAGACAACTTCCAGTAAAATTCTGAAGGCAGTGTCGCATTGGGGTGTTCCCGCAGATGTGCTTCTGACCCACAAAGCCATCTCCAATTTCTAGGAGAGGAGATGCGCAAGGGCGTCTTCCTTAAGAAGACGCCGAACAGACAAGCCAAATTGTCAGCAAGCCAGTGTGAAGTTGGTATAATCTCCCTTGCGCATCCGCTGTCACAGACGCGAAATTGCAAGCCGTACGGGCCGTGCGGGCTGTGAAGTAGCCGCGTGCTGTAGCAGTTTGGACACCTGTCAAATTCCTCAAATTGGCTGTCGATAAAATCGTAGAAATTGCGCACATGCCGTTCGCGGGAATCGGAACGGTCGGCAAGCCAGTCTGCCAAAATCGGCAGATCCTCGTAATTGTAGACTAGCAGATCGCTCAGGAATACTTTGAGAACAGGATCGTTGTTGTCTACGAACATGTCTTATTGCGTATCTGTAAACGTGATGGTGCGCGCCCAGTGAAGCGTATTGCAATTGGTGCAATAGCAGATCCATATATTCAGCTGTCGCTGTTGACGCGTTTTCCACGACGAAAAATTGTACGTGAACTGTTCCGGGTCCAGGCCGATCAGGGGGATTCCAATTGCTACATCTTGCTGGCATTCGCAGGCCGTGCCGATGCGTACTCTACGAAGCCAACTCCCGTCGTGATAACGCAGTCTCGCTGGTGGTATCCCTTCGATAATTCTCATCAGATCCTGCGCTTCCCGATCTCCGAAGCTGCGCCTTAACAGGCCAATCGGAAACGTTGGCGGCATCATGTCGCGCAACGGCAAATCGAACAGTGCTTGCAATCGCAGAATCGCCACCTCGGCGCCATGATTGGGGCCTTCGACAAGGCATTCCTGGCAGACAAGGTTGCCGTTCTTTCCTACCGTCACTTCGTCTCCGCCGCAGGTGTGGCAGACGAGTAAGGTGCTGGCAATGGCAATGTTGCGCACCTCTCCCACGCGCCGATAATCAAGTTCCTCGAGGCGGTCGGCCAGGATGTCGATTACCTCCACATCACCGTCCTGGATCGTCAAAAACAACTCCTTGACGATGCGGTCGTTGTAAACCCGGAGCAGAACATTCGCAAGTTGAAAGGCATCCATAGGAATATCCCTTTCGTGATAGTACATCCATTGTACGCAGTTGAACGGCGCTGGCAAGGCGATCTTGAATCGTAAACGCTTGCATCGCTCTGGATTATCCCGTATGATTTCGGCATGGTCGCACGATGTGATCAGCCACGGATTGGGCAATCGGGTGCAGCGCGCCGAAGGGATGGACCCCTTGCCGCCAGGCAGGGACTACTGACGGCGCTGCGCCTGTTCGAGGATACCCGGCATCGTCCTGGCCGTGTCGATTACGCTCATGGCGTGATTCGCGGCGTCAAGATCCTTGGCCTCGAATCACAAAACGGCATCGACGACATGCCGGATGTCGAGCGGCGGATCTACACACGCCGCTCGCTCGAAGCGGCCATGCACCTCTACGAAGGCGTTGGCGTCAACGTCAATCACCCCTCGCGACCGAACGAGCAGCGCGATTCGGACGATGGCTTTGGCACGCTACGCAACATTCGCCTGGAGGAAGACGGCCTCTATGGCGACCTCGTCTTTCTCAAGACTCACCCGATGGCGAAGCGTGTCTGCGAGGCTGCCGAGTGTATGCCGCATTTGTTCGGCCTGAGCCACAACGCCGACGCGCGGGGGGAGCAGCGTGGCGACGCTTTTGTCGTCAGCGAGATCACTACCGTTCGTAGTGTCGACCTCGTTAGAGATCCCGCAACTACCAAAGGCCTGTTTGAAAGCCGCAAGCACGGAGGCACCATGAAGCGCAAGAAGCCGCTCTACGAAATGGAAGACGACGACGAGGATGTCTCTCTCATGGATGACGACGACGCCCTGGCCGGAGCCGATGACGCCGATGTTGGCATGGATGATGATGCTGGCATGGATGACATGGATGAGGCACCGCCGGAAGACGAGGTTGTCGATACCGAGGTTGTGGCCGACGACGACATGGGCGAGGAAGACTACACGGCGCACCTGGGGCGCATGATCGTCGCCATCATCGACGACGATACGCTGACGCCGAAGCAGAAGCGTGAAAAGGTGCTGACGGCTCTCGATCTGCTCGAGGACGAGGAGGAAGCCGCGCCGCCTGGCGGGCCGCTGCCGGTTGGCGAGGAAGAAGACGAAGAGAAGGACGAGGACGTTGAGGAAGAATGCGACGACGAGGACAAGAAGATGAAAGAGTCCCTGACGACGCTGGCGCGCAAGCGCCCTGATGTCCGCGCCCTGGTCGAGCAACTGGATCGCTACCAGATCAAGGACAGGCTGTCGAAGAAGCGGACCTTCATCCTTCGGCTCTTCGAGCACGTCAAGCTGCCGAAGGAAGCCCGATCCAAGGTCTTCGTGTCGCAGTTGATGGAGAGCGACCGCAAGACGATCCGGCGTCTGGTCGAGGATCGCAAAGCCCTGGTGATGTCGAAGCGGCCGCGCAGTTTCGGCTCTGGCCGTTCGGACATGGATGACGATACCTTCGTGCGCACGTTGCGCGACGATGATGATGAAGAGTAAGGAGACTCGCAATGGCTGACGTTCTGAGGTATCGCTGGGGCGATACCAATCCTGTCGTCTGCGCGGTGATCACGATTCAGGCCGTGTCGATTGGCGACGTGATTGGCCTGTCGAGCGGCAACGCCTACCGCGCCGAGGATCACGCCTGGACCAACCTATCGGCGACACAGTTCAACTTCTGTGCCAACTTCCTGGGTGTTGCCTCGCAGCGCAAGGTGGCCAACTCCGCGCAGACGACAGGCGGCGGCGCTGCTAACCGCATGCGTGTGGACACCGAGGGGGTGTTCGAATTCAACTGTCCGGCCACGACGTTCGAGATTGGCAACCTCGTCGGCATGGAGCAGCAGAGCACGACGACGCTGCTGGAGTCACAGAAGGTGGCCCTGGTCACGGACGTTACCCGCGCCATCGGCCGCATTGCCGAAAAGAAGACGAACACTTCGACGACCTGCAAAGTTGCCATCTTCTCGAAGATCATGATCGGTGGGCCGCAGGCATAATCACACCGGAACGGAGGCCGGAACATGAATGGGCAGAATCTAAAGACGCTGTATGAAAGCCTGGGGCCGCGCGGCTGCGTCCACAAGCTGAGCAAACTGCTCGGCGAGAAGAAACTGCGGCCGGACGAGTTCTCGATCAAGGAACTGGCCGAATCGTTCTGCGGAACGCGCTGGGTGCAGCGATTGCACCCCGGCAATACCGGCCGCTTTACGACCCGGTCCCTGATGGAAGCCGGCGACGGAGTCGATGTGTCGGCGTTCTCGAACATCACCGGCCAGCTGATCTTCTCCAAGATCCATGAAGGCTGGGAACAGGTCGCCACCATCGGCGACGAGATTTTCGAGACGGTGCCAACCAAGCTCGACGGCGAGAAGATCCCTGGCATCGGCCGTATCACGGGTGAAGGCCAGGCCGTCCATCCGGGGATGCCGTTTCCCGAGATCGGCTTCGGCGAGCAATACTGGACGACGCCGAGCACCATCAAGCACGGTGCGATCGTCAGCCTCACCAAGGAGGCGATCTTCTTCGATCGTACGGCGCTGATCTTGCGCCGGGCCGCCGAGATGGGCGAGCGGCTCAAGCTGAACATCGAGAAGCGCAAACTGGCGGTTCTCGCCGGCATCACGGTGCAAATCGGCAACGAGTCATTCAACGGCAACAATCACAGCTGGAAGGGTGTGGCCTATAACACCTATGCGACCTCTGCTAATGCCATCGGCATCAACGCGCAGACGTCGCTGCCGCTGACCGACTGGCGCGACATCGAGACGCTAGAACAGCTGTTCGTCGATCTGTTGGATCCGGACACCTCGAACCCGATCATGATCAACCCGGATTTCCTGATCGTGCAGCCGCGCAAATACCTGACGAGCCAGCGAATCGTCACGGCGACCGAGGTACGTCACGGCGACCACGACGCGACCAATGCCGTGGTCACGCTGTCGAAAAATCCCCTGGCTGGCCGCAGTTACAAGGTCATGGCCAGTCCGCTGTTGTACCAACTCCTGATCAGCAGCGGACTTACGGCAACTCAAGCGGCGCAATACTGGTGGATCGGCCAGAGCAAGAAGGCGTTCTACTACATGCAAAATTGGCCGCTCCAGGTCTTCCAGGCACCGGCGCAATCTATCAAGGAGTTCGAGCAAGACATTGTTCTGCGCTGGCGCGCCGACGAACGGGGCGTACCGTGGGTGGCGGATCCGCGCTTTGTCGCGCGTGGCACGGATACATAAGATGAGGGGATGATGGCGAAACAGCAAGAGCAGCGAGGTGGCAAGACGCCCGATCCGAACGACGTGACCCTCGTCGGCCATCCCGCTGAGGGGTATCAGAATATGGACACGGTCAAGGCGGCTGAGCAGCAACGCTTCGGCCGCGTCCTGGAACCACAAGAGCGCGCAACCCTGACTCAGGTTGCATCCTCCATCGCAACCCCGGCGCTGGTCCCTCCAGCGCCGGGGCTTCATCGTTACAAGGTGTCGCTGCGGCATAATCCGGCGATGACACTTGAGGCGCGTGACGAGCATGAGGCGCAGCGGCTGTACATGAAGGCGCAAAACATCCTTGGCAGCGAGTGGCCCGTTGAGGTCGTCGAGGTGCATTGATTCGTGAGCCAGTTCACCTTTCTATCCCCTGAATCCTTCGAGCCGTGGGACTACCGCAACCCCGACACGGTGGGCATTGGCGGCAGCGAAACGTCGGCTATCGAAATGGCCTGGCGCTTGGCGCGCCAAAATCATGACGTGGTGTGCTATGCCCCGATCCCGGATGGCTGCCCAGCGAACTGGCGTGGCACAACTTGGCTACCGCTGAACAAAGCCAGCTACCAGCGTGAGGGGATCTGGTGTCTGTACCGCTGTCCACAATACTTGGATCGGCTGGATCCAGCCAAGTACGGCCAGCGGGCCTGGCTGATCTGCCAGGATGAGGATTACCAGGGCCAATGGTCGCGGGACCGCCTGGACAAACTGGAGCGGATCGTGACCTTGTGTCAGGCGCAGGCGGCACAGTTTCGCTCGCGTTATCCCGATCACGCGCACAAAGTGTGCGTGTCGTCTAACGGCCTCAAGGTGGAGTTGGTGCGCCAAGTTCTCGCCGAGGGTCATGTCCGTGATCGGCGGCGGTTGATGTATGCATCGAGCCCTGATCGTGCCTTGACGCCGCTCCTGGCCATCTTCCAGCGGGCACGTGAGTTCGTCCCGGATTTGGAGTTGCACGTCTGCTATGGGTTCAACAACCTGGACAAGATCGTAGCCGGCATCACGGACAAGGTCATAGCCGGCATCACGGGCAAGACCAAGCGTAATCTGTCCGAGGAGCAGTTCCTGGCGTATGTGGCGCACCTCAAGATGTCGCTGACGTTGCCTGGCGTTACGCATCACGGGCGCATGGCGCAGATCGATCTGTACCGCGAATGGGCCAAATCAGGACTATGGGTATACCCTAACTCCGGCTTCCGAGAGACATCCTGTATTACCTCGATGGAGGCGCAGGCCCTGGGGGCCATCCCTGTGGTGTCCCCTGTGTGGGCGGTGGATGAGAATGTCATGGGCGGTATTGCCATCGATGGCGACGCTTACCGCGATCCGCTGACGCAGGCACGCTTCGCTGCAACGGTCGTGCAGCTGGTGACAAGCGAGGAGAACTGGGACATCGTCCGCCGCGATCTATCGCAGCAGGTGTGCGCTCGTTTCGACTGGGAGCGGTTTGTCGAGCAGTGGGATGGCTGGGCGAAGGCCATGCCGCCAGGCCGTAACGCCGCGAACAAGAACGGCAACGGCGAGTTACATTTCGGCAACCAGTTCGATTTCCAGCATGCCTACGCACGCGGCCGGATTCTGAACATCGGCTGCGATACGGACTCGAGCAACTTCAAGGCCAGGGGAGCGACGAACCTGGATTGCTGGCGCTACAATCCCCACACCAAGCAGTCGATTCCCGCCGACATTGTCGCGGATGTGCGCGCCTTGCCGGCACACTTGCACGGCCTGTTCAACACGGTATTGCTCGGCGATATCCTCGAGCATTTCGTGCAGCAGGCCGACGTGGGCAAGGCCCTGGAGCAGGCCAGAGCGTGCCTGGCGCCGGGCGGATTTCTCGTGATCACCTGTCCGGAGGATCATCGGCCGGTCGAGGAGCAGGTCGAAGCCGAGCAGCCGATGTATTGCGATGACGTGCGTGCCTATCATGCTTACCCGGTGACGCGGGAGCGGATGGAGCAGTGGCTGCGCGGTGCCGGGTTGGTGGGTGTGACCTGGGGCAAGATCGACTACCCGTTTACGCCGCATGGCGGTCATGGGGTGGTCGCGGTGCCAGCAGAGACGGAGGTGGCACTGTGAGTCAGCCGTCGCGACTAATAGGCACGGCCGCAATGGACACATGGCACGATTGGAGTCGAGGTATTGCCAGAAAGCAAACGCGACCCTGCGGCACCGTTGCCTACCTGGGTGGCCTGATGAGCGTCCCGGAAGCGTGGGTATGGTCCTGGACGCAGATGGTCCAGTTCAACCACGAGTTTATCGAGAAGCCGATCCACTACGACCGCTCGCAGGTGTCGTATCATTCCTATGCGCGCAACTCGCTGGTCAATCGCATGAAGGGCGACTGGCTCCTGATGCTGGATACCGATCACCAGTTCGAGCCTGATCTGGTGGCGCGCATGCTGCATCGCATGGAGGCGCACGACATCGACGTGCTGACGGGACTCTACCAGTACAAGACGCCGCCGCATCAGCCGGCGATCTACAAGTGGGGTCCGCCACCACGTGTCATGCCGATTGGTGCCTGGGATATCAGTATCCCCCTGTTTCAGGTGGACACGGCCGGCGGCGGCTGCTTGATGGTGCGCCGTCGCGTCTATGACCGCATTCGCCTGGAACTCGGTGAACTGCCGTTCGAGATCTGTCCTCCCTACTCGGAGGATCACAGTTTCTTCCAGCGCTGTCAGGCACTGAAAATTGCGGTGTGGGTGGACACGCGCGTTGAGTATCGCCACCTCCAGGTACGTGGCGTGACGATGGACGATTTCCAGGAAGAGAATGTTCGCTACGGCGAGACGTTCGACACACTTGGGCATGTGGGGTAAACCATGTCCCTGGCGACGGCACTGGCGAATCTGGAGACGGCGCGCGACAACGTCACGGCACTCCTGGCGGATCTGTCGGCGCATCCCAAGCCGACGTACTCCCTTGACGGCGAGAGCTATTCGTGGGAGAGTTACTTCAGCATGCTGTGTGGCCAGCTGGAGACGCTGAATAAGCAAATCCAGGTGCTGGGCGGGCCGTTCGAGATCAAGTCGAGCGGGTTGACATAGACGTATCAAGGGATCATTCCACGGAAGGAGAATTGACATGCGCGGACGAAGGTACTCAATCGACGGCGAGCAGAATGTGGCGAGCCCTACCGACACCATGCTCGGCCTGACGGCGACCTCGGCGGTGCGGCCGACGCTCTACGATCTGCTCATCGGCAGCGCTGCGACGCCGGCCGACAACGCCATCGAATGGTACATCCAGCGTTTCACGGCTGCGGGGACGGGCACGGCTGTCACGCCGCAGGCACTGGATTCGGGCGATCCCACCGCCACGGGCATTGGCGCCGAAGATCACACCGTCGAGCCGACGTACACGGCCAACGCCATCTTGTGGCGGCTGCCTCTGAACATGCGGGCGTCGCATCGCTGGGTTGCCGATCCTGACGGGGGCCTGGTTCTGCCGGCGACCGCGAACAATGGCGCCGGCCTGGCCCCCGTGCATGCGTCGTTCACCGGCCTGGTGAGCGGCACATTGCATTACCAAGAATAGTGAAGAGTATCTCTATTGTCTCTTTCTGACAGGTTGTCTCATGCGGGTGTGTCCAGGATGCGGGTGTGGCGCACGGCAGGATGAGCAGTATAAGCTGACGAGCCTCCCTGAAGTCGGCAACTGCCTGGCCTGTCCTGCCTGCGTGGCTCGCGTTTACGGCCTCGAACCGCCGCTGCCGCGCACCTATCCCGTGGGCGAGCGTCTACCCAGGGGTGTCGTGGGTGACGGCGACCTGCCTATCTGCGGCTTGTGCCGCCTGGCTCTGTACGAGGATGACTCACCGCAGGGGCTTCGTCTTGCGTCCGAAGATGTCAGCGATACCTTGTGGGCGGCGTACCTGGAGGCCACGGCGGAAGCGCGGCAAGCGCACGCTGCGGTTGTGAAGAGGTCGCGTGAGGTATTCGATTACAAGACGAGTCAACCCCTGATCGATCGCGCCAGTGCGGTCACCCAGGCCAGGGCGGACCTGGAAGCTGGCCTCTTGAGAGCATTGACGAGGGCCAGCACGCCAGTCGAGTATGCCGAGCGAGAAGCGAACTTGCGAGCGGCCTACGAGCAGACAGTGGCGTTGGCTGAGAACAATTACGAAGTAATCTGTTTGGGACCAAGAGCGGAACGTGATGCTGTCATTGCGCAGGCTGATTTCGTGTTCCGCCGCGCGTCCGTGCTGGCAATGGAGGCGACGAAAAAGCTGGTGAGCACGGCGCCGCCAGCGGTCGAGACCGGCGCCTACCATGCATGCCGTGACTGTGTGGCCAAGTACCGGCCGCGCATCCTGGCACGATTGATACGTCTGGGCGTTGCGCCGGCGCACTTGACGGAAACCGAGATGACCTCGAACATGCTCCTGTGATGACGTGCGATGACTCTCAACGAATGCTTCAAGCATCCCGCCTGGTCGGCATTTACCGAGTGGATTTACGTTAACGGAATTCAGTCTCGACGTCATCGCTGGGTTGACACGGAGTCGCTTTGGCGCCCGTACTGGAACAGTTTCCTGGCTGGTATTCTCTGGGAGCATTGCCAGGCGCGGAGCAGGGTGGCCGAGACTGTTGAGTCTTGTCCACCTCTATGAACACGACGAGGCACGGATGCCTGATCGACTCACAGTCCCTTCGAGCCAGCGCAGCGGTATCCTGATCTCGATGCCGATAGACAACGACCGCGTACAGCAGCAGGACACGGTTTCCTGTTGTCACTGCGGGCGTGTCTGGCTCTGGGTGAAAGGCTCGGGCCGTGTGCGCGGCTGGTGTATGCGTTGCAACGGCGTCACCTGCGGCAACCAGGCGTGTGATGAGTGCGTGCCGATGCTCCAGATGATTCAGAATCTCGAAAATGGCATGTCCTATGAGGAGGCTAGACGCCATCGAAATATTATCGTTTCCGTGCCTGGACTGATTTTGTCAAAGCCTGTTCAACCGACCATCCTCGATTCAAGCGAGTAAGAAGACAGTTTTTGCTTACTCCAGTAATTTCGCACCACTCGATTACTGACAAAAGTAATCCGTTAAACAGAATTTTTCGGTTGGTTCGTTTGTTCCTCGATTGCTGTCGTTGAGTCGTCCATCGACAATTGCCAGGCTCATAGTTTCCATTATTGTCGATGCGGTCAATCGAGTGTTTCTCCGATGGCCTTCGCCCCATGTCATCGAGAAAAGCGTCGAAAGAATTGCGCCAACGCTCGCAAACCGTGATGCCTCGGCCACCGTAGTGCTTGAAGGTTTTGAGGTTCTTGTTGGAACAGCGTTGTCGCATGAGGTTCCAGATTCTGTATTCGCACAATCGAGATCCTCCATGAGTAGTGTTGATTGCCGATTTAAAACAGCCGCAACTGTTTGTGTGGCCATTCTTCAAATTGCCGCTGCGCACCTCGCAGACATTGCCGCACGAGCATTGACATTGCCAAAAGCTTACTTTACGCTTACGTCCAGAGAAGGATTTGACAGTCAGGTATCCAAAAACCTGACCAGTAAGATCGTCTAGTTTTGAACTCATGGGAACCTCCTTGTGTCAATCTAGTAAACTTGTCCTACAAAGGAAACAGATGATCGAGAACATGGAAGCGGGCATGCCGTTCGCCGTGGCGCGCACGCGCCGGCCAATCCGGGCTTCTGTCCCAGCCTCTCCGGGTGGTATCCTTTTGGGGAGAGGTTGACACCGGGGGGGGATGACGTTTGGCCATCGCATATCGCAACAGTTTTGTCTCGGGCATTCCCACACCGGGGCCTCCCCCTTGGACCGCGATTAACGTCGATGTCAGTGGTGGCGGTCTCGTAACCGGTGACGTGCTCCTGGCATGCCTGCGCCTCTTCGATCCCACGGGGGTGTCGGTATCACCACCTTCGGGCTGGACTCTGATTGATTCAGTTGAGGGGCAATGGATCTTCAAGTACGTCTACGCCGGCGAGACGGATTTCACCTGGAGTTGGACGCCCGGCGTTACGTCGCTCAGCATTGTCCTATCCGGTTACAGCGGCGTTGATCAGACAAATCCGATCAATACGTACAGCGAAAGCATCGATACGTCGTCGCTGATAATGGCGGATCAGATAACGCCGTCCGTGACAGGCTGTTGGCTCGTCGGCTTTTTTGGCACATCCGGCAACACGACGATTACGCCTGATGCCGCCATGACCGAACGCCAAGACCATCACGGTTTTGGCTCACTAACAACGATCGAGGCTGCCGATGAGAATTATGGCCTCACGACGCCGACCGGATCACGCACAGCGACCGCTGGGACATCCGGGACAGCAATCGCGCACCTGATCGCCCTGACACCGGCCGATGTCTACGACCCGGCACAACTGCGCTGGCTACCGTCGCGAGCCGATCGCGTCATTCGCATCGACCGGCGCCATGAACCAGCCTATTCAGATCCGACGCCAACGGGGGCAATTGCTTACCCATTTGCACCAGAGCGGCTGGTGGTCGAGACGCCGCCTTTGCCGCGTTTCCCCGTGGCGCGATCGGTTAGCCGTGCCGCTTACATCGATCCGACGCCAACTGGGGCAATCGATTATCTCGACGAACCAGAGCGATTGGTGCTGGATACGCACATGCCGCGTTTCCCCGCGGCGCGGTCGTTCAATCGGGCCGCCTACATCGATCCGACTCCGGAAGCAGCGTTGAACCTGCCGAGCCCCTTCGATGCCAGCCTGCTGCGTCCTGGTGATCCAGTGGTGCCGTCATCAGCCTGGCGACGGCGGGCGCAGGTGTATGCGCCACAAAGCGATCCGGTGCCGAGTGAAGAAGAGAAACCGGCCATCCTTCTCCCCTCCCATGTCCACGAGTTCGTGCTGCCCGCGCGAGCGCTCTTGCATCGGCGCGTACCGCTGCACGACGCTTGCCCGCGCGTGCCGGCGCCGTTCTTCGATCCGGCGTTGGAGATGATCGCTCTCCAGACGCAGCAAGCCGACAGGTTCCGGCGCCAGCCGCGTGTTGACTCCGTGGTGGATCTGGGCGCGGTGATACCGCCACGTCTGGATCTGACGGCCTTCTGGTTGCCGGACACTGTCTTCCCCTCACGGCCATTGCGCTCCGTCGCGCGGCCTGTGATCATCGAAGTGTTGCTTCAGTGGGATACGCGGTTCGAGCCGCTGTTGCCGGACGCGCCGTATTTGCCACGGGCGCGTGCGCGTTATCCGCAGCCGGCGCAGTTCATGCCGCCGCCACCCCTGGTTGGCGGCGAGGCCAATGATCTGGGCTGGCGCTGCGTCATCGAAACGCCGAGCGGCGCCTGGCGGGCGCGACAGCGGGCGCCGCTCGGCGCCTTCGCCGATCATTACCCCATGCCGGAGGTGATGGCCGACGCGGCACAGGCGTTGTTCCCGCGAGCGACCGAGTCGGTGATTCCGCGCCGCTTGTATCGCCTGGTGCCTGGACTGGGCGAGTCGGGAGCGTGGCTCGATCCTGGACAACAGGTGCTCATGCCGTGGCTGGTGCCGCTCGAGCAACCGCGCAATCTGCCACGGCGGCGGCTGGATCGGCCTGAACATGATCTGCCAGCGCTATTCATTCTGGACAATCCCGATGTGCAAAAGTGGCAGGTGGCCTGGCAGACGCCGTCATGGAGAGCGTGGCGGGTACCGCGTCCTGAATATCACGAGGAGCGTCCGGAACTGGCCCTCGTGGACGAAGCTTCCCTGCTGGCCTGGTTGGTGCCGGGACAAACGCCCGGAACACACTCCTTCCGGCCGGTGCGGCCAGGACAGCAGGGTGAATTCGCGACGCCGTGGTTCGGAGCGGACGGGCCAGAGGTGATGCTGGCCTCGTGGGGCGTGCCGGCAATGTTGCCGGCATCGCTCTGGCACCTGACGCCAGGCATGGAATCGGCGCCGCTCGAACCAAATCCCGATGTGTTCCCATTGCTGATCCTGGTACCAACAGGTATAGTACCACGAAGGTTGTACGAGCGAACGGCCTGGACGATGCCGAATGCTCGCGCGGCGGGCGTGATTGCGGTACTGGGGCCGTACTGGACGGCTGGCGGCGACATCGAGACGGCGGGCGCCGTGGCTGGCGCCGTCGTGGGAGAGTAACCGTGGACAGCAGATATATATGTGAAAAGTGCCGATTCTGGAAACTGGATCCAACCTCGGATCCAGACGAACCTTTTGGCGAATGCCGCCGGCATGCGCCACTGCCGAAATTCTATACCGTCTCCGATGACCGATTGCAGGCTGACTGGCCGCTGACGCATTGCCGCGAATGGTGCGGCGAGTTTCAACCGTTGCCTCTGGTGCAGGTGATGGTACCGAAAGCGGATGCATAATGCGGACACTGGGGCTGATTCGCGGCGTGGTGACGGCGCAGAGCGGTGTGACGCTGATGGCGCGCGTGCTCGGCTACAATGGTGAGCCGATCACCAAGGTATCGATTACCAGCATTGCCTACAGCGTTCGTCTCAAGAACACGGCAACGACCACGGCTACGGGGACGCTAACGGTGAACGACGTGGTGTACAACGACCTCCAGCAGCAGGACGCCACCTGGCAGGTTGACGACGTGGACAATCCTGGCACGGATGCACGCTGGGGTTACAACTTCCGCGCGACCCTGGCGGCGACGTTGTTCGCGGCGTTCGCCGTGGACACGGCCTCTCCCTACGAGGTGACGCCGTACACCTATCAGGTGGACGTGGAGTTCACTCCCGCGAGCGGGCAGCCGTTTGTCGTGGCTTTTGAGATCACCAATATCCCGACATGGGTTTGAGAGTTTATGAGTCCTCCTCTTGTGCTATATCACGCGGCATGTTCTGACGGATTCTGTGCAGCCTGGGTTGCCAGGCGGCGTTTCCCGGATGCCGAATGCGTGCCGGTCCAGCATGGTGATGCCACGCCGGATGTTGCGGGGCGCACGGTGTACTTGCTCGATTTTAGTTTAAAACGCGAGCAGATGCAGCAGGTGATCGGACTGGCGCACAGCGTCTGCGTCCTTGATCACCACGAATCGGCGATACCTGATTTGTCTTTTCCGAGTTGCTCTGCAGCGGACTGGTGGGACGGTTCGGGTCGCATCTATATCGGCTTTGATACCTCCAAGAGCGGTGCCCGCCTGGCGTGGGAATTCTTCTTTCCCGGTGTAAAATCTCCTTGGCTGGTAGACTACACTGAAGACCGAGATCTCTGGCGCTGGCGGTTGCCGCGCTCGCGCGAAATCAGCGCATTCATCCGATCGTGGCCGTTTGATTTCGCTCGCTGGGACGCATGGGCGCAGTGGGGAGAAATCGACACTCGCATCTTCCGCGAACAGGTGCGATTTGCTATTGCGGAGGGCGGCGCTATTCTCCGCTCCCAGCAGCAACTGGTCGATGAGGCCGTTGCCAGGGCGGGCGAGCACGTAGTGTGCGGTTACAAAGTGCTGGCCACGAATGCCACAGTGATGATCTCGGAAATCGCCGGCAAGCTGGCTGAAGGACGGCCGTTCGGCGCCACCTTTTTCATTCGCGCCGATGGAGCCAGGGTATGGTCGCTGCGTTCGGAGGCTACTGGGGTGAACGTGGCGCAACTGGCCAAGGAACTGAAGGGCGGCGGTGGCCATCCACATGCGGCAGGATTTACGGAGCGATGATGCTGAGTTGCAGTACCGATTATCTGGTTTCCGCCGTCAAGGCGATCCCGCGAAAAGTGATAGATGGGCGCCGTGTCCCCACAAAACTGCAACTGGCTGTGCTCAAAATCCTGGCGGCAGTGCCGCCAGGGACACGGCTGGCAACTGGGGATCTGCGTCTGCGGTTGCGGCTAACTGAGGTTTCTGATCATCCAGAGCGAATCAAGACTCTAGTGCGTCAGGGATATCTGCGCAGTGACAGAGAGCCACCATTCACCTGGCTCTCACTTGGGCCCATGAGCGACTGGCTTAAAGAACAGGGGCTGTTGGATGAATGAGGACTACGTATCCCAGGAAGACCTCGACGACGCCATCAGCGAAGACACGGCCCACTGTCAGTGTTGCCAGGCCTCGTTCGTTCTGGGCGGCAATGACAACATCTACGTCGAGATTCCGAAAGCAGGCGGTGTGGTCGTGCTGTCGCTGTGCATCGAGTGCGCGGAGGCGGCGTACCAGGCCTATCGCGTCAGCCTATTCGACGCCGGGCTGTGCCAGCACGGGGAAGCACTGGAGAAACCGTGTGTCGAATGTGGTGCGGCGGTTGATCTGTGCAAGGATATCCTCCGCTTCTGGGGATCGCATGAAGCCTGGGGCGACTACGCCTCAGTGACACGAGCGGCTGGCGCGTTTGCGCCGATTGCCGAGCGCGCCAGGAAAATTCTGGAGGGTCAATGATGGCGGACATCCCCGAATGGTTCACCAAAAAGGTGACGCGCGTTTTACACGATCAGGGCTTCGAGATGACGCCAGCCGAAGTGGAGGAGCAGCGCAAGGCGGCGTATGCTACCTTGCGCCAGGAACTGAAGAATCGCGGCATTGAGCCACCAGAAGGCGAACTGGAGTTTCTCCAATGGCTGAGAGAGATGAGAGCCTGAAATTCCGCGTCGATATCGTCTGCTTCGCAGGCCATCTCCAGTCGATCACCGTCGAGGGCATGCCTCGCGAATGGGTTGACGGCTGGGCCGGACTCCTGGACGGTACGTCGCCTCTGTACAAGTTTCCTCCCTGCGACGATCCGAATTCCGCGATCGGCAAGTGCAGCCTCTGCGGTATGCAAGTCCAGGCAACGGTAGTGGAGGTCCTTTGATGCCAGCCGTCATCATCGACATGAGCGATGATTTCAGAATTTGGGATAACCCAGAGGCGGTAATTCTGGAATCGACACGGCGCACGATCGTTCCGTTGGGCGCCGATCCGTCGAGGACCAGGGATCGGCGTCATGAGATCGGCGTTGTGCCAACGGCCAAGCGGCGGGCGCTCACCAATCGCGAGTTGCTGGCCTCGGGGGGCGTGTACACGGGGCAGGATCTGATCTGGCTGTTGCCACAGCAGGTGATGACGCAGGGGTTGACGCCGAAGCCGGCCGACGTGGTCATTGACGGTCAAGGCAATCGCTGGACGGTTCTCGAAGTATTCTGGGGCAAGTGGAAACAGACGTGGCGCCTGACGACGCGCGATCTCGTCCTGGCACATGCTCTGCGCGACAAGATCACGATAGAGCGAGCGACGCGCGTTTACGATGCGGCCGGCGTGCCAGCGAAACTGTTCCCGCCGGATGGCGGCAAGGTGCTGTACGCCAACTTGCCTGCCAGAGTACAGTTGCAAAACGAGTCGATTGTCGAGGAACGCGGTATCCGGGGAACGCAGTACAACTTCACGGTCGTCGTCGATCGCGAGTTGGATCTGGACGTTGCCGAGGACCGTATCGTCCTGGAAGACGATCGCATCTTGGACATTACGGGCTATCGCAACGCGCACTTGATCACGGAGTTGCCCGTCGTGGAGGCCGCATGGAAGCCCTGACGCGGGAGCAAGCGTTCAATATCGGCAGTGCGGCCCGACTCGCTGGGTTCACGCTGGCGAGCAATCCGTACAAGGACTACATCCTGGCGCGCTACTGGCAGCGCGGTTGGCTGGACGTGGACAGGTTCTGGGGCCGTGACGCGAAATGGCCGATCAAGCGGCTGCCTCGTGTCAGGCAAATGGTTAGCGCGGACTGATAGGTAATGACATGGAACTGAAACTGAAACTACCTGATGACTTGAAGGCACCGCGCAAGCCGTTCACGCCTTGCGCGCAGTACAGCCGCTTTGGGGACATGCTCAAGGTGTACTGGGACGATGAACCGGGGTGGGACAAGCAACTTACCCCGGAGATCATCATTGTCATTGGATTCGAGACCAGACGGGTTGTCGGTGTGAAAATCGTGGACATTGCCACCAAGGTGTCTGCTCATGATGCGGAGCAAGAAGAATGACCACGGCGACGCGGCGCAGGCAGCCCTGGAAAAAGCCGTGGGTCAGATGTTGCTGCGTGCCGCCATCTTCTTTCAGACGCAGCACAAACTGCGCGTTGGCGTCTCCAATCCACGGCCGTACCTGGAGTCGTCACGCGATGGTGAGTATCCCAGGAAGAGGACCGGGTTCGGCCAGGGCTCGCTGATCTACGACCCGGACACGCCGGAGGCCGTGGGAAGGAAAGGTAGCGTCACGGTAGGGTTCCTGGAGCCAGCGCGGTACATGGTGATCCTGGAAGTGCGCAAACGCCGCAAGGGGTTGCTGGACACGCTGGAGTCACTCCGGCCGCAGTTGCAGGCGCTGATTGAGGCATCGAGGGTGTCATGAGCGAGTCGTCGAGAATCACTATCCTGGATCACGGCTACCTCGAGTTGGTGGAGTCCTGGGGTTCAGACGAGGGGATCGTTGAGGCTGCCAGGATGTCCACGAGCAAGGGGTTTCAGGGATGGGGGCCGATTGTCACAAAGGTTCGCCAGTGCCGAAAGTGCATGGTGACAGAAGACGAACCCACTGGTAAGTGGGAGTGTTGTGCCGGCTACCTGGGAGCAGGTGCCGTAGAACATGAGTGGGGAGAACCAAGTGTCGAGCGCTCCAAGCCTGGTGACGAGAAGCTCCTCCGCTACCTGTGGGAGCATCGGCACACATCGCCATTCGAACATGCCGGCGCGACCTTCGAGGTTCAGGCGCCGATCTTCGTGTTGCGTGAGTGGATGCGGAGCAGGACGCAATCGTATTCGGAGATGTCATCCCGTTATACTACACTTCCTGATTTCAACTACATCCCCACTGTTGAACGCCTGATGCTGGCCGGTGACAGCGAGAACAGGCAGGCTGGAACAGTCAAGGGTGCCGCTGTGCTGACGGAGCAGGCTGCAATCGGCTACCGCATACTCCTCTCCCAGATGTATCACAATCAGCAGATGTTCTACGAGCGCGTGTTAGCTGATGGCGTCCCCAAGGAGTTGGCACGTATCCATCTCCCCGTAGGCAGGTATTCGCGTATGCGCGCATCCGCGAACCTGTGGAACTGGCTGCACTTTTTGGGGTTGCGTTGCGCCCTGGACTCCCAATGGGAAATTCGGAGTTACGCAAAGGCTGTTCGCGACATGCTGGATGTGCGATTCCCGCGCACGCTTGCGTTGTTCATGGTAGACGCTAAAGTACAGGTATGAGTACGGTCGTAGATGATGACGTGCTGGCAGCGGTGAAAGCACTCTGGGCCACGGATCACGCCGAACTGCCAGTGCTCGTCGATGGCCCGCCTGAAGCGGGACGTCTCAAGAGTCCGCAAGTGATGCCGTACGCGCACCTGTCCTGCGAGCAGTTGCGGCCGCCGGTGCGCTCGACGGGTGGCGGTTGGCTGGATTTTCGCAAGGTGGTGATCACCCTACGCGGCACCAAGGCGCAGGTGGTCGCGGCAGCTGTGTCGGTACAAGCGCTCTATCGCGATGGGGTCGAGATGCCTTTGCCATCCGGGGCGCCACTGGTTGCCTTGATCTCGTCCGGTCAGGGGAAACTCCAGCAGGATCCGGCAGTCAAGGACGGCCTGGACGTGTGGATGGCGACCTTGGATATCGAGGTATGGAGCGGGCGCACGGAGTAACCGATGAGCGACGACAAGCCAGAAGCGATGAGGGTTGCCGCCGAGAAGCGCCAGCAAGGCGGCTTCGACATCTGGGTGGGTCGCTGTCCCCGGTGTGGCTACACGTTCGGCCTGACGGATCCTGGCCGGATCATTTGCAACTGCGGCACGCTACTCCAGTTCGTCGAGGCCACGGAACAGAGATAACACGGAGGTTACATGCAGAATTACCAGGCCGGCATCAACCTGCCAGTGGCGTTTCAGCCAACGAATGGCAGCAACACTGTCCTCAACATTCGCGGCTGGAGTGGCGACCATGAGATCGCCATCTTCGACGTGACGCACACCGGCTCGGGAGGCCACACGGCGCGGATTACTGGCAAGGACGACTGGCGTGGCAGTGTCAACGCTGTCTTCGATCTGGATCAGCCGGCCTACTCGACGCCGCCGTCGATTCGTCCGGGTGTGAAGGGGATCATCCAGAAGTACGTCGCGACCAACAAGGTGATCCAGATCCCCGTTGTCATCACCAAGGTTCACTACGAGTCGGCCGTGGAGAACGAGTTGCGCTACAATTTCGACGTGGCGATGGACTCGATCACGGGCGTTATGGTGTATCCAGCTGCTTGATGAGGTGCCATCGTGCTGTCGTTGGGTAAGGAAACGCGGATTGCGGCACTGGGCCGCTCGTGGAAAGTGGGGCGCCTGGAACTGCATGTCATCAAGGGGTTCCGCGACTGGATCGCGGAGCGTATCGGCGACCCGTACGAGCCGGCCATGCGCCTGCTCAACCTGGTGCCGCCGGCCGAAGGCATGAAGCTGGTGAACGAGGCCAGGGCGGTCGAGAAACAACTGCAATGCTTCTCGATGCAGTCGGCGCTAGCCAAGGAACATCTCGCCACAGAGGAAGGCGTGGCACGACTCTTCTACCTGCTGCTTCAGGCCAATCATCCTGATGTCAGCGAGGAAGAGGCGTTTCAGGTAGTCCAGGCTCTTGGCGTCGAGACGCAAAGGGTACTGCGCAATGCTGAGGGTTCCCTCCCAAACGAAGAGGTGCCGGCGGCGGTGGAATGACGCGGCCGGAGGATATCGATTGGTACGAGATTGAGCGGCGCTTGATGCACGGCACCATGAGGTTGCGACCGTGGGAGATCGACCGCTTGACGGTCCCCGAGTTGGTACTGGCGCTCGACAGCGACCTGGAGACGCGGCGAGCGCCCGGCGGCGGGGTGGCGCTGGGTAAGGTGATGGGCGATCGTGAGGCTTACGCGACCTGGTGGCGCTCGATGACGCCGCTGGAGCGTTTGAACTACTATCGAGAGAGTTAATACGGATGAGCGAGTTAGACTCTATTTTCAAATACAAGATCCGTGATCTCCTGATGCACTTCACAACAAACCCTGAGGTGGAGGAGCCGCAAGCGTACATGGTCCTGGAACGAAGACTCCAGGAGTGTCCTGGTGGCATTCAGCGCAGCTATGTCTGCCGTGCGGTACAGGCTCATGCCAACGGTTCGGTCTACCGTAATCTCGTCGAAATGAACGAGATTGAGTTGGTTCCGTTGCCGGCTCCAGAGGAACTGCAACAGCACGCGCAGCAGAGGAGAAAGAATTCGTACAAGTGCTTCCCCTGGGAATCACAAGCAGAGGAGAAAGCTTGATGGCTCGTCGCGAGGGGGTGGCCGAGTGCCACATGCTGCTGGACGAGGTCAAGGTGCCGCGCTACGGACCATTCGCAGCGCTGTCATTATTGGATCGGCTAACGATCCTGATCCAGCGCCAGAAGATGGAAGCGGCACCGGCCAGGGACGAGCCGGTGCCGAGTCAGCCGCTGCTGTTCAGGGATGAGGAGTCTGATGCCGACGCCGCTAGCTGATCTGGCCGTTCGCTTCTCGCAGGAGGGCATGGAGGCCTTAAACGAGGCTATTGAGCAGGTACACAAGGCGGTGGACGGTGTTGCGGAGCAGATCGACGAGGCAGGAGCGGCAGCGCAGAAATCCTTGCCAGGCGTGGCGACGGCTTTTGACGGCATCACCGAGGCGCTTGACGATGCCACGGTGGATCTGAGTCGTCTGCAAGAGGTCCTGGCCGATGCAATGGAGGACCTCGACGCCAACGTCGATGGCCTCGACAATTTCCGCAAGGCCGTGGCGACGCTGGCTGATCCGGCTGACAAGAGTCTCGGCAAGATCAGCGGCGCCCTCGGACAGATCCAGAGCGACATCGATCGGGTAACGGCAGCTGCCAAGGCGTCTGGCAGTGCTGTGGACGAGAGGCTGGCGGCGGCGGCGCGGATCTACCAGAAGGCCGCCAAGGAACAGATGGCGCCGGCCGCGAAGGCGGCGACGGACGAGATCGTCAAGCAGGTCGCGGCCCTCAAGGGTATCGACGAGGCGCAAGCCAAGGCGCTGCTCAACTGGGAAGTTGGCATGGGTCGGGCTCGCGGCGGCCTGGAGAAACTCCAGGGTAGCTTGCAAGTCGTCGGCCAGGCCGCAACCATCGGGTTCGCCACGGCTACGGCGGCTCTTGGCGGCTTCATCACGGCCGGCATTGCCGCGTCGTCGTACGGGCAAATCATCAGTTATCAGATGGGTGAACTCTCCCGCCAGATCACGGCCCTGTTCATGCCAGCAATCCAGGCGGCCGTCAACGGCCTCATGGAAGTTGTGCAGTGGTTCCGCAGCTTGTCTGGCGTTCAGCAGGACGCCATCGCCAAGTGGCTGATGATTGGCGTCGCCACGCTGGGCGTGCTGGCAATCCTGCCACGGTTGGTGACGGGACTGGGAGCCGTGACTGGAGGGTTCCGCCTCCTGATCACGACGCTGACGACCTTCCTCGGGCCGATCGGCGGCATCATCTCAATTCTCGGATTGGTGGCCGGTGCCTTCATGGCCGTCAAGGCGTCTGGCGACGAGAGCGGCGGTGGCCTCGGTGCGTTCTGGGCCAGTCTCCAGCCGATCATCGCTGGTATCGGGCCGGTGATCTCGGCGTTGGGGACGATGCTGGCGCCGGTGTTCGAGTTGCTCGGCGGCATGCTCAAGGATCTCATGGGTAGCGTCATGGCCCTGGTGAAGCCGCTCCAGGATTCGCTGGCGCCGATCATGAACGCACTGGGCGCCGTGTTGCAGGCGGTGTTTGCCTCGCTCCAGGTTGTCGCCGGCGCGTTCAGCGTCTTGCTCGAGGTGCTCAACCCAATCCTGTCCCTGATCGGCTCGCTCGTGGCGTTGCTCGTCAATTTGCTGGCGCCCGTGATCACGCTGATTGCGAGGCTGTTCACCATGCTTGTACAATCACCATTTGCTAGGTGGCTTGGAGAAATTGGCAAGCTGATCTTGACGGGACTGGTGATGCCGTTCAAGTGGCTGGCCGATTTGATTGGCCAGCTGGCACGCGGCATCGCCTGGTTGACGGGTACGGACAAGATCGTCAAAATGAAGATCGACAAAGAGGATGTGCCCAAGGGAACCGGCAAGGGCCATCGCGACGTGACGCCAGCCATTCAGGGGATGGAGTCGCCCGAGGCGATGTGGAACCGTCTGGCGCAGGCCAGCATCATGGCGACGATGGGTGTCAAGCCGATCGACGAGCAACAGTTGGAAGAGCAGAAGAAGCAGGTGGACGAGCAGCGCAAGACGAACGACATCCTGCGCGGCCAGAAGCTGCCATTCAGTGGGAGGAAGGAGTAGGCACGGATGCCAGTGATTCCAGGCCTGGATCCCAATCTTGGCATCCAGGGCGAGAACAATCCCGTCTTCCAGGGTGGGAAACTCGTCAACCAGTCCGGCATCGGCCTGGGGTTGAGCAAGTTCTACGCCATGCCTCCCGATGTTGAGGAGGTGGACGGTTACCGCGAGCGCTGGCGCCACGACGAGCAGGCCGTGACGCGCGTGTTCAATGTGCCGTGGGGCGTGCGCAAGTCGTGGATCGATCTCATACTTGGTTATACGTCGGCGATTGCTCTGCCGGGGCAACCCGTGGCGCTGCGGCGGACGTGTCCCATCCAGGAACCTGAGTTCCCCTGGCTCTACGCCGTGGAAATCGAACTGGTGGCCGGCCAGGGCGCCTACGGCCAGAACCCCAACGTGTTCGCGCAGGACAATCTCGGCAACCCTGTCATGGTGGACGGCCAGCGGTTGCGTGTGCCGAAGATCGCCTTCTACGATGCGTCGTCGCGTTCCGATAAGCGATCGGCCAAGTACGCGGTTCACTATCGGCCGCTGTCCTACGAGGTGCGCACCGATCAGGAGTTGGCGGCGATCGCTGGCAACAAGGGGGAACTGGAGCGCTTTGTAACGCGCGAGATCGCGTTCATGATTGATTCGATCGGCCTCCCCAAGTCGATCCAGTTTGATCCGGTACAGCCAGGATTCCCTGATTTCGGGTTCGCGAACCAGGCCATTCACGCCAACGCTGGCCAGATGTTGATTCGTTCGGGACGACTGGAGTACACCTGGCACAACGTGCCGGATCCGCCATTGGCCGCAATCGATCAATGCCTTGGCAAGGTCAACGCCGACACGTTCGACGGCGCTCGCGGCTGGCGCTCGTATGCGCCGCACACCCTCCTGTGCCAACCGCCGAAAGTGAAACGTAACCCGCGTACCATTGTTGGCCGCGTGTCGTGGGATGTGACCTACGTCTTTTTGTACAAGCCGGACACCTGGGACAAGTTGCCGGCCGCTGATGGTGAATATTATTTCGTCAGTAATCGGAACACCGGCGCGCGTCCCTATAAGCCGGCTGATTTTGACATTCTCTTCAAGCCTCCAACCCCTGTGCAGTATCAGTAATGTGGACTGAACATGGCCAACTCGACACGGACGAACTGCGCCGCCTGGTGGAACGGGTGGACGCGCTGGAGCGTTTCCATGTCACCGGCTCGGCCATGCAGCAGTCCGTGGCGGGGACCATCATTCGGCCGAACTATCCAGAACGCTTCCATGCGCAAATCACGGGGACGCCGTCGCTGGTGAGTCTTAGCAACAACACGTTGCATGGACAGCAGTGGATCTATCCTTACCGCGAGGTGAACGATTACGGCGTGCTTGGCTGGCAACCTTTTGGCGGCGCTCGTTCCTACGAGTTGACACGCGAGGTGCATGGTATTCCGGCGCTGGAAACCAATGGCAACCCGTACGTCCCCGTTGGTGCCGTCGTCGAGATGCGCCAGGGAATCAACGACGCCTTCTACCTGTTCGAGTACGCGCATCCCGTGACCGGCGCCAAGGTGTTCACCGGGCCGCTGGCCGGCGGCGCCGTTGGTGAAAATTACCTGGTACCGTGGCAGACGGTGGACTTCGACACCTTCCCTGGCATGACGATGCCATCTGTCGTGGCGCGCTTCTTCCCAGGGTTGTCGTCCCCCTACGATCCCCGCTACTTCTACGCCATCGCGGAGGGATTGTATCTGGTTGGCGTGACGCTCAACTGGGTGCCGTTCTTCACGTTCGCGCCCAACACTTTCCTCGTGTCGCTGCTCAAGGTGGCGTTGTACGGCAGCGGCTCGACATCGTTTTTGGCGAGCCAGGTCATCCACCATCCGGATCTCAAGGTGGATCCGGAGACGGGAACTTATGGGTTGCCATGCGGCTGTACCCTGACGACGCTGGCCTATCTGACGCGGCCTCTGCCTAACTCCCCGTTTGTGGGCGCCGATCTGGTGGGCGCCCGCATCGATCCTGGCCTGCTGTCGGCGGCTACAACGATCACTGGATCATTCTGGATATCTCAGATATCTCTACGGAAAGGCGGGGCGCTGGCGATCGCTCCGTAACGGTAATGTCCACGCTGCCAACAACGCTGACGTTTGGTCCTGTGCTCCTGATCAATTTCACCACGGGCATCATCCAGGACGTGTCCCCCGTGGCGGCCGAACTGTTCGGCTACGCCACCGCCGATTTGATTGGGCAACCAATGTCCATGCTGATTCCCGTGGCGTTGCGCACCTCGTACGCGACGCGCCAGGCGGCATTCCTCGCGGGGCCATGCTGGCGGACGCAGCAAATCATGGACATCAGGCTTCAGGGGTTGAAGCGTGACGGCACTATCTTCACGGCCTCGTGCGGGCTGCGCAAGGTGCTCGACGGCGGCGGCGAATGCACCGACGAGGTGATGATTGCCATTCAGGACAGCAGCCTGTTCACGGTAGCGCAGGTGGCCTCGATGCAGGCAGCGGCGCCTGCCGTTCCACCGGACGCTATTTGACGGGTTGCCGGCGAACGATTACGATAACAGGGACACTCCTGATGGCCTGGCCCGGACGCGCGATCCAGTCCGGGTCAGGTTTTTCGTCCAGGATCGAGGAGCATTGGATGCTCACGTTTCTCGCCATTTTTGCTCAAGCTGGCAGCACCGATCCGATCAGTGGAGGTGCCGGTTGGGTTGGCGCCGGGTTGCTCGGACTCGTGCTAGGATGGCTACTGCTCAAGCACCTCCCCGACAAGGATAGGCAATTGCGCGAGATGATCGACTCGCGCGACAAGCTGGCCCTGGCACTCCAGGACTCCTACATCAAGGTGCTTCGAGAGATAAATTTGCAGATGAAGGAGAGTCTAAAGGAGAGTATGGCGGATATGGCCAAGCACTGCGAACGTGAGGTGGCCATCATCAGCGACAAGCTAGGTGGCTATATCCAACGGCTTATTGAGGTGATCGATCACAATCGCCAGGTGAAGCCATGAGCACGGGAAAACGTGAACGCTGGCTCGAGAAATTCTGGAACGATCGCCATCGCGTGGATACCGTGCTCCTACTTCTGGCAGCGTCGTTCAATATTTTGGTGCTGCTGGTGATCTGCTGGTCAGTAATCCCCCGGGTCGATCAGGCAGCGGCAGAAGCGATACTGGCAGGTGAAGAGACGCGCACCAACCGCAAACTTGGAATCGAAATTGGCAACGATCTGCGATCCATAAAGGCTGATCTGGAGCACCTGAGCGAGCGTCTCAAAGGCAAGTAGTCGGCAGGCCAACCCCTTCCCTGAACGCAAGCTGTACGGTTGCTACCGGCCGGCGTTCGCTGTACACTGGTAGGGACTCTCTTCATTGGTTCGGTGCGTGGTAACGTGTCGTTGCCGCGCACCGATTTTCCACCGGCGGGCGAGTAGAAGTATGGCACGGAAAGCCGCGACGACAATCGATGCTGTCCCCATTTGTACTCCTGTTAGTCTGCCGCCGGCCAGTCAAACGGCAGCTGCTCTCCAGGCGGTCGAGGTCAACCCCGCCAACGCACCTCCCGTCACATCGGCGGTGATCCTGTCGGCCACGGCCCTGATGATGCCGGTTCCCGACTACCTGGCTGTGCTCACCACCAAATACTGGGGTGCCAAAGGCGTCCAACTGACGGTGGGTTTCGTCGAGGCCGTCGAATCGGCGCTGCGCGACAAGATCCTCTTGCACATGAACGCCTGGGGGGAGTTCGCCAACGTCAAGTTCACCTGGACGCAGACGGACGCGCAGGTGCGAATCACGCGCCAGCAACAGGGGTACTGGAGCTACCTCGGGACTGACATCCTGTCGATACCGCGCGGCCGGCCGACGATGTGCCTGCAGGGGTTCACGGCGCGCACGGCCGAGAGCGAATTTACCAGAGTTGTGCGACATGAGACAGGACATACGTGCGGATTCCCGCACGAACACATGCGCCGGGAGTTGATCGCGCGACTCGATCGGCAGAAGACGATTGACTATTTTCAGAGGACGCAGGGGTGGAGCGAGCAGATGACGGTGCAGCAGGTGCTGACACCGCTCGAGGAATCGTCGTTGATCGGCACCGAGCATGCCGACGCGGACTCGATCATGTGTTACCAGTTGCCGGCTTCGATCACTGCGGACGGCCAGTCGATTCGAGGCGGCGCCGACATCGGCGCACTTGACAGAACACTGGCTGCCAAGGTTTACCCGAAGGCACCGCCGCCGCCACCAACAGGCAAACGGCTGGTGATCGAGTTCGATGGCGGCTATCGCATCGTGGAGGGCTGAGCTACGTGCAGCCGTGCGTGGTGGCTGATTCTTCTGGTGGTCTCCGCCGTCCTGGCTCAGGTTCCGCCGGCTCCTCCCGTGCCGGATCTGATGAGTCCAGCACAGGTAATCGAGGTTTGCGCCACGGACGCACTGCTACTGCCGAAAGAGGTATCAAAACACTATCGCTATCTGTCATTGCACAACATTGCGCCAAAGGATCGGCGTGAGACGTTTCAGGTGCTGTCGGCGCATCTGAACTCGCTGTCACAGGCGCCGGACATAATCGAGCACACGCTCGTCAACGGCTGGCTGGTACGGATCAACACCCGCGATTACAACGGGGTGTTCGCGAAGACGTGGGAGAACCTGGAGGCATTCGAGCCGTACTGGCATCAGGTAGCTATTACGGAGACAGAGACACTCTGGGAAGGCGGCGTCTGGCCGGCCAACGGTAAGGAGTACGCCAAAGGCGCCTTCAGGTATCCGAAGAAGAAGAAGGAGAGCGTCTTCGGCCCGTGGCTGACGCGGAATCCGCGCGAAAAGCAGATGCTGGAGGCCATCGTCGCGAAGACAGGGAGTCAGGTGCCGCTGGTGACGGCCGAGTGGTTCATCTGCCAGACGGCCATCCAGGCCGATCGCGGCAATGCTGGTTACGCCGACTTCCTGGGATTCAAGGATGAAAAGGAGTTCATGCGTCTCATTGGCTTCGTTGTCAAGGGTGTCAACCCGGCGTTCCTCAAGGAGATCCGGGAGCGCGTGGCGACCAGTGGGGTAACGCTACAACCACGCGGCATCGCGGCCCTGGATAAGATAGGTGGCAGATACTGGTACACTTTGGATGTCAGAACTCCTAAGGACAAGAGTAACCCATTGCGTATCCTAAATAACCAACTCCAGTACAACGCCAGCGAGCAGTACGGCTCACTGCCAAACGGCATGTGGGCAATGGGCCTCTTCAAGGGAACGCTGGACGCCAACGGCAACGCCGAGAAGGACGTGGGTGGCCGGGTAGACTCGGCTCCGGATTTTATTGCGAGCGACTCGACGGCTCCCTACAATGATAGAAGAGTCCACATGTACCTGAGTTGTATCCGATGCCACACCGAGGGCGGCTTGCAGGATGTCAAAGGGTGGGTTCGGTCAACGATCAACTTCCCGCCAAACCTGTTGTTCGGCGGCGACGAGGATACCGTTCGAGATCTCAGACAGGCGTATGCTCGGAAGCTGGAGCCGAAGCTGGCGGAGGATCGCCTCCGTTATGCCAACGCCCTGCATGAAGCCTCGGGCTTGACGCCGCAGAAGTTCGCATCGGGATTGGGACGCATCTGGCAGCAGTACGCTGAAGCGCCGGTGACATTGGAGCGAGCGAGCAGGGATTTCGGCATGACACCGGCGGCGTTCCAGAAACGGCTCAGAGACTATGCCGATCTGGAGAAGGCTAAGACGAGAACGGCACCGGGACAGATCGATCCTGTGGTGTCGGCCTGGCTGCCAGATCGTCCCGAGGGAATCCCGGTGACGGCTTACCACGAGGCCATACACTTGATCCATGCGGCTCTGGATGGCGTGGTTCTCCCTGTGAAAAAGTGAGGTATGAGATGCGCGTTATCGTTCTTTCGGTATGCCTGGCGACGGTGTTTGGAGCGGCGGAGGTGCATGCCTCCGGCTGTCGCTCGTTTAGCTACGTCTCGTCCTACTCCTACGCGCCGGTGCGCTACTCCTACGCGGCAGCGTACGTGGCTCCAACCTACTACGTCGCACCGCAGCAGGTGGTCGTCGAGAAGGTTGTCCGGGCCGTCGAGTATGTGCCGGTCGCGGTGCCGGCCTACGCGGTGGGCTATCAGTCCTCCTCGCCATGTGCCAACAACCACGCCGGCAACGGCAATGGCCAGCAGCAACAGACGGTGCCGCAACAGCCGTCCTCATGCGCGACGGAGTTGGCGCCGCTGCTCAAGCGCATCGGCGACCTCGAGCAATACCTTCTTCGGGCGCAGCAGCAACAGACGGTTCCTCCGGCTGCTCAACCGATGGCTCCGATCCCTCAACCCGCTCCAGCGGCTGCACAGCCTCAGCCACAACCAGCTGGCGGCAACCTGGCGCGCTTCCACCAGGTGATGTCGAACCGCTGTGCTTCGTGTCACGAACAGGCTGTAGCGGTGGCCAAGGGCAAGGGACTGGTACTGCTCCAGAGCAACGTGGTTGTGGCTCTCACCGCTCAGCAGAGGCTTGACGTGTTGCGCGAGATCAGCACAAAGAGGATGCCGAAAGGAGTTACGCTACCGGATGACGAGTTTCAGGTACTCGTCGAGGCACTAATCGTCGGCGATCTGGCGAAGAGGTAATTCTGCTAACACGCCCATTGGAGATGAAATATGAAGACTTTAATCGTTGTCCTGGCCGCACTGGTTGCCTGGCTCGTCGCCAGCGACACAGGGCAGGCACAGTTCCGCGACTTCCGAGGCGTCAGGGGCGGTGTAGTGGTTGGCCCTCGCGGCACCGTTGTCGCTGGTGGAGCAGCGTTTGCTGGTCGAGGTTTCGGCGGTGCCGGCTTCGGTGTTAACCGCTTCCCGCGATCGCTGCAGTTCGCGCCGATCAGGACGGCGGCGGCACTGTTCGCGCCGCGACTGTTTGCTCCGCGCGTGTTCGCACCGGGCTATGGCTATGGAGCGGGTGCAGCTGCCTTCGCTCCTGGCTACGGCTATGGAGCGGGTGCAGCTGCCTTCGCTCCTGGCTACGGCTACGGGGTTGGTGCAAACGCCTTCGCTCCCGGTTACGGTTACGGCGCCGGACAGCAGTTCCTGCCACCGCCTGCCTTCGCGCCGCCGGTGTACGCTTCAGGCTGCGGCGTTGGTGCCGCCTTCGGCGCGTACGGGGTTGGCAGCGGCTGCGGTGTAGGTGCTGCTCCTTACGGAGGAGCAGCGTTCGGCTTCCGGATGCGGGCGTTCGGCGGCTATTAAGCCGGCGCGGTACCATTAGTGTTTTCCATCTTGCGCTGTAACTTTCTAATACAGCGCAAGATACGTCCCAATTCCTCGGAATATGTCAATTCGCGACGTTCATTATCCGGGATTCTCTTTCCGTCCTCCAGGCCACCAAACACATCCATCGACACGCCGAGCGTCGTGGCGACGCGGAAAAAACCCGCGTTGATGGGCGTCCTTCGTCCCTGCTCCCAGGTGCGGATGGTCGCCAGCGATACGCCGCTTTTTTCGGCCAGCATCTGCTGGCTGAGGCCGGCGTGCAGGCGCAAGCGCTTAAGCAGATCCCCCGTCGTGCGATGGGGAGTGACAATTTTTTCCGTCATGGGTTGGGTGTTCTCCTCTCTATATCATAGTAGGACGTTAGTCGCACTCGGGACAAGAGATTTCTGGAAATTCGCGTGCGCGGCTGAAATATCGGGTCTCGGCGAGCGTATTACTAGTGTAGGAGTGAGACAACATAACACAGGAGCATGTCATCATGCAGAGGATCATCGTCAGTCGTCATCCGGCCGCAATCGAGTTCATCACCGGCTCCCTCTGTACCGAGGGGATCGAGTACACGCGGCAGGGGAACCAGCTTGCCGGCTTCGTCCGGGCCGATGTCGGCCACTGGTTCGGCCAGGCCGGCGACCTCGTCGAGGAGATCCCCATCATCGAGCAGGCGACGCCAGACGACGTGCGCGGCAAGCATGTCTTCGGCAACCTGCCGCTGCACCTGGCCGCGATCGCGGATCGGGTGACTGTCGTCGAGTTCGAAGGGGCGGCACCGCGAGGGCAGGAGTACACCCTGGCGGATATGGCCAAAGCCGGTGCGCGTCTGCGCACCTACGAGGTTAAGGAGGTGTAATCATGCTCTGGGAACTACTGATCAGCGTTGTCGTGGCAAGTTTCATTGGTGCCGCCATCGGCACCGCGATGGCCTTCTGGAATTGGAGGAATCGCCGATGAGAGCGGCCAAGATCAACCCGCGCGATCCGTGGCGGGTGAAGCTGTACCACGTCATGGTATGGCACTCGCCGGACGGCGGCGGCCGTGCCGTCCTGCGAACGCCAGCTGGAGACATGGTGGGAGAGGAGGCGCTTCAGGAGGTGTGCGTCCAGTTGGAGGCAGACTACGATCTACTCCAGGCCAGCCGGCAGGGGAGCGACACCCCCTACGTACTATGCGGCCGCGAGCTACCACACGATGTCATGGTAGCGGTTACCGGTGATCTGGAGACCGAGCCCTGGTGATACAGTGACACGGTGACACACGGAGCGCTCTGGTGAGCGCCGCTGCGATTCGCACCCCGACGGCAGCCCTGGGACCAGAATATCGGGGAATCCCGCACCATGCGGGGTAATGATGAAAGGGAGGCGGGTTCGATTCCCGCCGTGTGTCCTGGCTGGGAAAATTTCTGAAAATCTTTTCGTTTTCCTGTGTACTACTATTGACATAGTGCGTCTATGTGCTATAGTAGTAGTAGAGATGAATGCGGCGCCCTGAAGGAGACTGAAAATGATGACGATTAGTTTTCTGCTGGCGCTGGAGAAATTGGGTATCGGCCTGATCCTGGGCCTGATCTGGTGCGCTGGTTGGGGAATCGGCCAACTGGTGGTCAGGGTTGCTGCCGCCATCTTGGAGCGGCAGGGGTTTGGTTAAGGTTTCGTTCGTTCAACAAGGGAGAATGACAATGAAAGTTCTGCAAAACGTTCTGGCTGGTGCGGTCCTGGTAGCGGTGACGGCGTCGATCGCCGGTACGCTGTTCGGTACGGTCATCGCCATGGCCTACCTGACGGCTGGTGTGGCCGTCAACCTGCCGACGTGCGTCGCGGGTGGCATCCTGATGGGATGCTGGATCGCTGGTTATTGTGCCGGTCACGCGGCTGAGTAATTCTGGCAGCGCCCACTTGAGGAGACTGAACATGGTTTATGTAATCCGTGACGCGAGCGGCGAATATTTGCGGCCCGACGGCTCGCGTACTCCAGCTTCCAATGAGGCTGGAGAGTTCGAAACCTCCGAAGAGGCCGAAGAGGCTTGTACTCGATCCACGGATCGGGTGCTGAAACGTGACGACGGCCAATAAGATGGCCTACTAAGGAGAGATAAAGATGGCAACTCCACTGCAAGTGCGTGATCTGGCCATTCGCCTGGGGGCAGATCTGGTAAGGACGAGCCAGGGACGCTACGGCGTGATGACGGCGGACACGCCACATGGCATGTGCTGGGAGGCATCCGGCACACATTGTTTGCGTGCCGAATGGATTGAAGGCGACCCGATGGACAAGGCTGAAGCCAAAGCGGCTGTCTTGCGCGAGGCGAGGGCCGCTCAGGCGGTCAAGGACGGCACGCTGACCAGGGATGAAGGCGACGCTCTTTGCGTTGCTTGTAACGCAATCTATCACGTGCTACAGAGGGGGGATAGTCGATGAACTGGGTTTTGGAACTACTGATCAGCGTTGTCGTGGCAAGTTTCATTGGTGCCGCCATCGGCACCGCGATGGCCTTCTGGAATTGGAGGAATCGCCGATGAGAGCGGCCAAGATCAACCCGCGCGATCCGTGGCGGGTGAAGCTGTACCACGTCATGGTATGGCACTCGCCGGACGGCGGCGGCCGTGCCGTCCTGCGAACGCCAGCTGGAGACATGGTGGGAGAGGAGGCGCTTCAGGAGGTGTGCGTCCAGTTGGAGGCAGACTACGATCTACTCCAGGCCAGCCGGCAGGGGAGCGACACCCCCTACGTACTATGCGGCCGCGAGCTACCACACGATGTCATGGTAGCGGTTACCGGTGATCTGGAGACCGAGCCCTGGTGATACAGTGACACGGTGGAATCTGGACGATACGCTCGACATCTACCGTGCGCGTTCGCACGGGGAAAACTACACGGATCCGACGTTGTATGACTGCGGCAACGGCGACGTCTTGGCGGCGACGCCCAACGGCTGGAGTTTGGAATAAGGAGTCCTGACATGTTTGCGTTGTGGTTGACGGTGATTTTGGCGTCGGCGGTTGCGGTTCTTGGTGCCGGAGTTCTGCTGCTCGAATACCTCGATCGGTGCGAGGACGAGCAGGAGCGGCTCGCCTGCGCCCGGCTCGGTTACCTCGCTTGGCGCGAGGAACAGGAGCGGATCGACGAGGTCGTCGAACAGCGGGCGATGGACGAATGGAGGTGACAAATGATCATGGTTATGACGGTGATCTTTGCTGCGGCAACTGTAGTTATGTTCTGGGGAGTCGTGTACCTCGTTGGTACGGACGACTCGGACGGCACGGGCGCCTACTAAGGGGACAGTACGATGACAAGATCGTGTTGGAGGTCTTCTCGAAGGATCTCCCCGTGCGCGTGACGGCGCAGACGGTGGTGCAGAAGTTCGTTGGCGTCATTTGTCCGATGGGATGATACGATGATTGTAGTGTATCTACTCTGGGTAGCGTTGGTGGGGCAGGCGCTCTACCTCGCTGCTCGCGGCCTCGGTTCGCTGGAGCGCTGGCTCGGTGCCGTCGCGGATGGCACCGAGGCAGATGGAGGTGCGGCATGTGGAGGCTGATCAACTGGATTCGGTTCGTCGGCGGGGTTCTGGCGTTCGTCGGCGTGGGACTGGCGGCTGACGCCGTCCTGCGCCAGGGTGAGCGTTACCCCGGTGAGCATGTTCTGCTGAGTCAACTGCTGGCCTCGTTGGCGTTTGCTTGGGTGGCGACGCCACGACCGGCGAAGAAGGGGAAACCATGAACACGATCTGCAAATACTGGTCGCTGTTCCACACTCAGGTACTGGCGGCACTCGGCCGTGGCGTTGATGACGGCCGGCGCGACACCATTAGGCACAACGACCCTCTGTTGATTGCCACGGGATGGCTGTCGCTGCCGGTGATCCTGGCAGCGCTGTCCTACGGACTGGCGTGGCTGTTCTGCCGCGTCCGGCGCAAGGTGCGCTGACGTTTCCCTGTAAAAAGAGGTGAAAAATGAAAATGAAATCTGCAAAGCTCCGCGTCAAGCATGATGGCATTCGGGCCAACGCCCATGTGCTCGCTAGACGAAGTATTGGAAGCGGCCTTGCAGGCCGATGCGGACCTGGCCGACGTGTACCAGCGCATTCTGGAAGCCATCGCCCCGCAATTGCGTGTCTCCATCGAGAAAGAGATCGACGGAAGCCCAGACTGTGGGTGCTGTTGGTTCGCCATCGCCCTGTCGCAGGGCATCAACGGTGACACATTGACGACCAGAAACCACCGCTTGACGTGTCGCGAGTTCAAGGGCTGGCGCCCTGACGACGCCGAAGTTCGCGATGAGAAGGCTGCTATCCTGCGAAGAGCCGCTAACCTCGGCCTCCGGCTGGAGGAGGTGGAAAATGAATAGCGAACACGCGGCGGCGTTCGTCTACGAGAAGGCTTACAAAGCCTACCTCGTCTATCACATCGCCTGCAAAGACCACGACGTCATGCCATCGACGACAAAGCTTGTACCGAGGCACGCGCTGCTGGTAACGCGATCTGGAGGAGTGCTGCCAATGAACCTGCCGCGCCTGCCGCGCAAGGGTGAAACGATCCGTCTGGAGGCGCACGGCAAGACGCTGCTCGTGCGCCGCAATGATGCGTCGCCATACGTTTTCGTGGCGACGGTGGACGGGACGAAGTATGTGCGATTCGGCACGCCGCAGCAAATTCGTGCCGACATTGCGGCATTCCTGGAGACGGGGGGTCTGCCTCGAGGAGTGGACGGCTGGCGATGAAAAATCTTCCTGATTCCCGCGTATCACTATTGACTCAGTAGTACAGGCTACTATAATACCAATGTCGCCTAAACAACAGGAGAGAGTCATGCGAGCTAACTTGGTTTTGCACACGGGAGCGCGGACGGTTGATCGGGAACGGCTGGCGTCGGTCGCGACGCCAGAGCGTACCGAAACCTGGGTGCCGATCGCGCACGATAGGCTGCTGGACGGCATCCAGCAGCAACTGACGGCTAGCGGCCTCATCACCGTGAGCGAGAGCCACGGTTTGACGGCGGACGGCATGCGCTACTTCGGTCTGATTCAACTGCGCAACGGTACGGACGACGGCGACCACGGCCTCGTCGTGGGCATCCGCAACAGCCACGACAAGAAGTTCCCCGCCGGTCTCGTGGTTGGGTCGCAGGTGTTCGTCTGCGACAACCTCAGTTTCAGCGGCGAGATTCGGCTCGCCAGGAAGCACACCGCGCACATCGAACGCGACCTGCCTCGTCTGATCGAGACGGCTGTCGGTCGGATCGGCCTCTTGCGCCGGACACAGGAGCAACGCTTCGACGCCTATCGCCACACCGAACTCACCGACAGTCAGGTTCACGACCTGGTGATCCGCGCGTTGGACACGCAGGTTGTGCCGGTCACGCGCATCCCCACCGTGCTCACCGAGTGGCGAACGCCTCGTCATGAGGAGTTCGAGCGCGATGGCAAGACGGCCTGGAGGCTATTCAACGCTGTTACCGAGGCGCTGAAGGGGAACATGGATGCTCTGCCGAGTCGGACGACGACGTTGCACGGCCTGCTCGACGCGGCCTGCGGGCTGGTGATTCCGTCGCAGCTGGAGTTCGAGGCCGAAGTCCGGGCGGCGGATGCGGTTGTCGAGATGGCGGGTTGATCTTCGAGGGGCGGGGGAGAGTCCAGGTACGGCGGCCACGGCAATACGAGATTGCCACCCCAAAGTGGCGCAGGGGTGGCAACGATAGGGAGCGAGTCATGAGTCTGATCGTGAAAATCGAGTTGAGCGAATCTGGCCGCAAGGCCGAAATCCTGGCCGGCGGCACCGGACAGAAAGAGTATTACTTCGATGTCCCGCGTGACGATCCGAGTTTTCCGGCTCTCGTCGCGCTGGCGAAATTCAGCGACGGCAACCTCATGATCGACACCACGCGGCCGCGCTGCGACGAGGATGATTGGATTGGGTTGCTCTTCGACGCGGCGCCAACGCCGGCCGAACTGCTGGAGAACGAGGATAGGCGGCGCGCGACCTGGGAGGCGAAGGCGGCGCAACGTGATGCGTATCGCCACGAGCAAACACTTCAGGTGCTGCGCGAGCGCCAGACACGGGGCTCGTCCGAGACAGTCTGTTCCGCTGACAGATTGGGATCGGCTATTTACCGCATCGTCAAGCCCTGCTGGCCCAACAGCGCGGACAAGAGCGTGCTTGCGTCCCCGGAGGCGACGGCCTGGGTCGCCGAACTGGACGCGTCCAATGCGGTAGCGCAGGCGTCGGCTCTCGTCGAGGCCGAGGCCAGGGCTGTCACGAAGCGCGAGGAGATTGCCGCGCAGAAAATCGCGGACGCGGAGGAGGCCGCCGCGCGGCAAAAGCGGCGCGATGAACTTGGCATGGCGGCCGGTGACATCGAGCTGGACATCGAGGACGGCGCCCTGACGCAGGTGCCGCCGAAATGCTGGGAGTCGCACTCGCGCGGCAAGAACTGGCTCGCCATCATCAGCGTCGATCCGTCCAAGCCTGGCGGCCTGGATCGCGATTTCGCCGCCAAGGCTCACGGGGACAGCTACTATCTCGCCCCCGACTGGAGCATTGGCGACGCCGTCGAGTTCGGCGCCGACTACTACTCGGGCGGCGGCCGGAAATCGCCGACCCGCTGGTACGGATTCGTCCTGCGGATCCTGGATGAATCCGTGATCCTGCGCAAGTGCGACGGCGGCAAAGACGCCGTCAAGGCCGGCAAGGCGTTTGCCGCCGCGCAGGTTCCCGACGCGCAGATCGAGGAAGCCGTTCTGCGCGTCAACGCCGAAGGCGGTATCGTCGCCATGCCTTCGGACAACTGAACCCGACGACGGCCGGCGGGGCGCCCATACCCGCCGGTTTTTCAGGAGAACATCATGACAGATTTTGGAATTTTGATCGACGTCCAGTACGCGATCCGCCAACTGCGCGAGTTTAGCGACATCGGCCGGGCGCTCGACGCGCTGGATCGTGTCGAGGCGACTCTGGCGGAGCGCAACGAGGCGGCTCTGGCGGATGGCCTGTTCGACGCCGATGATGAGATCACCATTGTCCGCATTGCGGACTAAGGAGGTGCGATATGGATTGGCAACAGGTTTGGCGCATCGGCGTTGCCCCGCAGATTTCGACGGCAGGGCTGGAGGCGCTGCGCCAGGCGCTGCGGGAGGACGATCCGCGCCTGATCCAGGGTGCGACGACGGCGCCGCCGCCGTTGCAATGCGTCAGTGATTGGCCTGTGGAGGCAGCGTGTCCCATCGGCTTCACCGGCTGGCAGGACGGCATCGGAACCGTGATCGAGGTCGAGGAATACTTCACGCGGATCTGTCACGAGACGGATCAGCGTATCGACGAGCCAGGCGGATGCCGCTGGTTCTTGAACTACGTTGATGAGACGCCGCGCTACGAAATGCGGCAGGAACTGCTCGTCGAAGTCGAGCGATCGCTGGCCGAGCGAACACCGGCCCGGTGTACTGGCAACTAGGTACGGTTAGTTGCTCCGTATTGGGACGCGAGGAGAGAGCGTCCCCGTATTACCGCGAACGATAAACGCGGCGGAAAGCCCCGGTGCAGGCTTGACAGGTTATCGGTGACCGAGAGCGGGAACCGTTACCAAGGAAACCGCTATACGAAAATCAGTTGAGAATCGAATTCGTGAGCGAATCATTGTGAACCCCGATTAATGCTGAGCAAGCGGCGACAACGAGCAAAGGAACTATCATGACGAATCTCGAAGACGATCTGCGCTTCTTCTTCAACCTCCCCTTTGCCGCCGTGGCGGAGGGGAGTGCGGCCCTGACTCGCCAGTGGCCGTGCATCAAGCCGTACTTCCTGGTGCCAGCGTCGATCGTCGCTCTGGCGGTCCTGGTGCCGCTGGCCTGGATCGCACTCGATTTGTTCCCGCACGGCGTCTCCTGGGATCGCGCCTACGATCCCAGGCCGCTACTGTCGCGCTGCTGGCGGCGTCTGAAGCCGTGGCTGGGGTGGCTGGTACTGGCGACGGTGGGGGTGGTCCTGGCCGCGCTGGTGATCACGGCTCGCTGGGTACTGGTGCTCGGCCTTCTGATTCTCCTGGCGACGGCGGTGTTCCTGGGAGCCATGGCGCGAAAGCGAGGTGGACGATGGACAATGTGAAACGAGCGCGTGCGTGGAAGACGGCGTGGCGTCAAGGCATCGCGCCGCAACTGGAGATGTGCTGCCTGCTGGCGCTGCGCCGGGGGTTGATCGAGAGCGATCCGGCGTTGATCCGGGGAGCGACGACGCGACCGCCGCGCATGGCCACAACGGAAGATGAGCCGATCGTTGGCGGCTGTCCGATTGCCTACGCCATCTGGCGTGGCTGGAAGCTGACAACGGTGGTTACCGTCTCGGATCAGTTTCGGAAAGTAATTGAATCAGCGGACATGGATCTGGAGCAGCTTGGCCTGTCGCACGCGACCTTTACCTTGTGGTGGGACTACTCGCTACCCGACGCCTGGATGGAACTGCTGGCCGAAGTCGAGGCGAGCATCCAGGCCAAGACGGGATCGGCGCATCGTCGTGCCGCGCTGGAGGTACGGCCATGATGTGCCGGCACTGCTTGGAGCGACGCGCAACACGAGCCAAGCAGTTATGCTGGCATTGCTCGGCGGACGCATCGATCCGCACGCAGTACCAGTCCACCAGCAAGTACGCCTACCGCTCACAGCATGAGCGGCTCTTTGCCGCGCGGCCGTGCAGTGAGCCAACTTCGACACGGCCGGGGACGCCGGAACGGATGGAGGTGCTGGCGCAACGTGCCGCACGTTGCGAGGATCTGTGGCATCGAGCGGACGCGGACTGGACGATCGACGAGCGAGCGCTCGTCGTCGATAGCTGCACGGTGCTCGATCTCTGCATCGACGAGGAAGACGATCCATGAGATCCATAACGCTACTCGTCGAGGACGGATGCCTCCTGACGGAGATCGAGGACCACAAGGTATTGCTACGCCGCTACCGCGTGGAGATGGCCACTCCACCCGGAGCGGCCTGGGGTTGCTGGCTGCACCGCCAGGACGAATGCGTCAGCTACGGCATTCACATCACCCGCGAGGGTTGGGTACGCTGTACCTGTCCCGCCTACACCTACTGCAAGGTTCGGCCACACCGCTGCAAACATACCGAAGTTGCAGAGTCTTTAAAGATGTTGCTCGAAAGTCTCACTACTCCAAAGGTGACAGCATGAACGTCGAAGTCTACGATAGCGACAAAATTGATCTGATTAAACGAACCATCGCCAAAGGTGCCACTGATGATGAACTCCAGCTGTTCGTCGCGCAGTGCCAGCGCACCGGCTTGGATCCATTCGCACGGCAGATCTACGCCGTCAAGCGCTGGGACACGCGTGAGAAGCGTGAGGTGCTGTCCATCCAGGTGTCGATCGATGGCCTGCGGCTAATCGCCGAGCGCACGGGCGAAATGGATGGGCAGGATGGGCCCTACTGGTGTGGCCCGGACGGGAAATGGGTGGACGTTTGGCTCGCTGCGGAGCCCCCGGCGGCCGCCAAGGTAATCGTCTACCGCAAGGGGCACTCTCGTCCATACACGGGGGTAGCACGCTACGCCTCGTTCGTCCAGCTGACGCGCGAGGGGAACCCGAACACGTTCTGGAGCCGGATGCCAGATGTGATGCTGGCGAAGACGGCCGAAAGCCTTGGACTGCGCAAGGCGTTTCCCCAGGAACTCAGTGGCCTGTACACCGGCGACGAGATGCCGGTGCCGGAACGCGACGAGCAACCCCAGGCTCTGCTGGCACCATCGCCCAGTCACTTGCTGCCCGCGCCGCTCCGAGAATCGCCGCCGAACGGCGCCGAAGCCGCCGCGCCGTCACTCCTGACGCAGAGTCAGAAGGAAGAAATGATTGGTTGGTTCACCGGCACCGGCAAGGTCTTGCATGGTGCGGCCCGCTGGCTGGGGTTCTCGGCCGATGTCCTCGCTGGCAAGAGCGAGGACGAGATCGCGGCCATGATGACGCCGGATCATTTCGCCAGGATCAAGGCCGTGATGACGCCGAAAACGAAACGGCGCAAGCGTGGGGACGAGGCGCCAGTGGGCGCATACGAGCCGGTCGAGGGGGAGATAGTAGCGTGATGCGGCGTGCTGGCCGCAGACGGAGTGAAGATGATTCCGATGCGTAATTGCAAATACTGTGGCGCTCCCATCAGCGCCCTGGTCCTGTCTCGCCGGCCGTCCACACGGCTCTGCTCCGAGTGTTCGCGGCGGCATCACTGTACTGTCTGCGGCGTGCCGATGCCAGTGCGGCGCGGCTGGTGCCATGTTTGCCTGCAGGTGAATCGGCGCTCGCATGCACTGCTGGCTCGCGGCCTGACAATCGCTGGCACCAGCGAGCGTATCGAGCACTATCGCCAGCGAGCAAGCGCCGGCCTGCCGCTCTTCGACACATAACCTTTACGCTATCTTCATCGGCCTTTGGTATGATGGGAAGCGCCCATTCCCTTACCGAGGATAACCCATGAAGATTCTCCGTAACGCCTTCACCCTCATTGAGTTGCTGGTGGTAATTGCCATCATTGCCGTTCTGCTTGGCCTTCTCCTGCCGGCTGTGCAGAAAGTGCGCGAGGCTGCCGCACGCACGCATTGCATGAACAACTTCAAGCAGGTTGGCCTGGCCACGCACGGCTTCCACGACGCGCACGGCAAGTTCCCGAGGAGCGGCGAGCACCTCGTCAACTTCAATGGCGTGATCGTCAAAACCCAGTGCCTGCATTCGCCGCTGACACTGATCCTGCCGTTCGTCGAGCAGGACAACGTTTACAAGCAGCTGGATCTGCGCTTCCGCCACAACGAGGGTACCAACGCGCTGCTGGCCTCCCAGGGACAGGGGTTCGGCAGCGTCCCCAAGATCTACATTTGTCCCGTCAACCCGGTGCGCACCGTGCCGCGAGACAGCCAGGGGTACGGCTGTACCGACGTTGCCTTCTTGCCGTACGTGGAGATCAGCAGCAACCAGTTCGCGCTGCCTCCAGGTCGCTACAACGCGGCCATCTCATCGGCGCCCTACCCCCTGGTGTACTACCAGAACTACCCCACGGGGACTCCGGACGTGGCGCCGACCAAGCGCTTCCAGTTGAAGCCGTCCGCGCAACTCCAGGCACTGCGATTCGACAACTTCTATGGAGGCACCACCATCGTCAATGTTGTTGACGGAACCTCTAACAGCATCCTGGCTTACGAGGACACCGGCCGGCACGAGGGGATGGACGGCTCCGGCTGTCCTCCGAACAACTACCTCCACTCAGAGTACACTACTTTGTTCAGTATTGACAGCTGAACTGAAATATGTTCTACTGCTCGCGGCGGGGCGAGCTTTCACTTCAATGTGACCCTCCCCGTAACCGTCGTACTTTCCGTTGACCCTTGAGGTCACTTTTCCAGGCTTGCGGTATCCGGGTTGGTTTTCCATGCAAGACGTACAGGCGAAAAGCCACGAGGGGAGTATCGTTCAAACCCCGGAACCCCAAGAAGTTGCGTCAAAAGCAACTACCCCTTTAAGAGAGATGACGGGGGGGGGGGGGGGGGAAGAAGGTTGGGACCCCGGCCACGGCCGGGTTAAGGAAAAG